TTACCATCCGGTCAACACGCGGGGGGTAGGGGTGCCCCCCTAGGGGTCCACGCGCTGCGTGTCCCCTGTGACCCCGTCTGCCGGAGTACACCCAGTCTAGCACACCCCCACCCGGCAGCGCAACCCCCTCTGCGCTGCGAGTCTGCGCACCCCGGCCGGCGTGCCCCACACCCTGCCTACCCGCCCCTCCCCGGCACGTGCACACCCTGCGCACCCAACACCCCCGCCTACCCCCTGTGCCCTAGCCCCCTGCTGCTTACCCACACCCAGCACCCTGTGCACAGCACCCCTGTATATGCAGCCCCCGTGTGCAGAACTCGGGCTTGACACGTAACCGCGATGTGCGGTAGCGTCGCCTTTACACGGAACACACCGACGAAAGGAACGTCATGTCCATCACCAAGCGCATCGCAGCCGGCTTCTTCCTCATCGCAGCTCCGGCTGTCATCGCGACTCCGACGTGGATCGCTTCGGCTGATCCGATCTCGTTCGATCAGTCGTCGTTCCCGTGCGAGGAGGATGAGGTGCTCGGGTTCAGCCCCGAGTTCGGCCCCGACAAAGTCGGCTGCATCCACATCGACAGCCTGCGCTGATCGACCCCAGCTGATCGAGCCCCCGCTTCGGCGGGGGTTCTTTCGTGTCGGGTGGAATTCATCGGCGGTTCGACTTGACTCGTAACCACAGCTGGTGCATACTAGGTACATGACCGCAGCACTCATCATCATCAGCTTCATCCCCGTGATGCTCGCGGTGATCGCCGGCTACGCATTCGTCAGTCAGCCTTGATTCGGAACGAGGAGAATCCAATGTCGTACTTCACCATCAACGCCATCACCCTGGACGAGCTCGGCGGCACCACCGTCCTCGAACCGCGCACCCGCTACAACGACCGCGCCGAGGCTCTGGCCGCGGCGATCGATCTGGGCCAGGAGATCGCCGGCCCTGTGCGTGAGGGCTACCGTCGCCCGACTGTCGCGGTGGTTCGCGACGAGGATCGCGGTCTGGTGGTCCAGGTGGGCAACGCGGACGTGGACGCCGAGTACACCGTGATCTACCCGGTCGAGTGGCAACCCGCCGCGGTGGCGAATCGCCCCGACGGTGCCGGTCTCGGTCACCTCCGAGGCCGTAAGGCCTCGGTGCGATGACGATGAGCGGTTGGGAGAGGACCGGCGACGGGTACCGGCACGAGACGGGGCGGTGGTACGCGGTCGAGACTGGCGTGGGCGCGTTCGATCTGTTCACCGGGCCGGCGGATAACCCGATGGAGTGGCGATTCGTTCTCGACGGGGATCTGACCGCGGTGCACGAGCACGTCGATTCCCGGGGCTGTGCGGATTCTTCGACGAACGACTTGACACGTAACTACTTGAGTAGAAAGGGTACGATGATGGACGTCATCCGCATCGGTGACTCAGTCCGGTTCACCTCGCCCGAGGATGGCCGGGAGTACGTCGGCACCGTGACCAAGCTCGGGAGGTCGGGCGTCGCTACCGTCTGGTACGCGCACGACTACGGCACCGAGACGATCGAGCAGTCCGAGCACATCCGCTCGACCCGTCTGGTGCGTGCCTGATGCTGCGTCGTGAGGACCTGCGGAAGGCTGCCGGCGAGGATGTGACCGGGGTGAGTCGAGACGTGCTGGAGTTCAACTACCGGCTGCTGGCGAAGCAGTCGCTCGCCATGGTCGAGGAGCTCGACCGGCAGCATGGGCGTGAGACTGCCCAGCTGCGCGAGTTGATCGGTGTCGGTCAGATCGTCGCGGTGCTGCTGGCCTCGGCGCAGCGGGCGGGTAAGAAGACGGTCCGAGTCGACGAAGTCCTCGCGCAGGCGTACGCGCGGTTGTCTGATGAAGGGCCAATTCCCGGGGCCGAGGGCCGGCCCCGCTGACGGACGATCACGCACGGGCTGATGGATCGGACCCGCGGCTGGAAATCCGCGGAGAAATTCTTCGACAAACCCCTTGACTCGTAACCGGCGATGCGCTTATGATTGAGTCATCCCGATCGGGGAGGGCCCCCGAAATCCCGAGAGCCGGGTAAGCCCCGGCCACTCACCTAGTCCGAGGTAAGCCCTCGGTTACCGAGCACATCAGTCCCCGGAAGGGCCGGCGGACAGGAAGGAGTTCCGAAATGAACAGCACCGTTAAGCAGGCCATCGCCCTCGGCCGTGAGGCCGGCGTCCAGGTCCAGCCCTGGGGCGGCGACATGGTCCGCCTGAACTCCGGGATGATCATGTCCGCCTCGGACGCGATCGGCTGGGGCATCCGCCGGGCAGCCGTCCGGTAGCCCCGGACCCAAAGGCCCCGCTTCGGCGGGGCTTTTTCATGAGCGAGGAGGCCGGCCCGGTCCGAGATCGTAGTGACCGACCTGGGCGCCCGGGATAGCGATTCCCGGGGCTGTGCGGCCTGCTGACGACCGTTCTTCGGGCGCGGCATAGACGACACCGAGCCTTGACTCGGAACCGGCAGACGGGCCCTTGAGGCCGCGCAGAAATTCTCGGACAAACCACTTGACACGTAACCGTCGGATGCCGCATACTTGATTCATGCCGGAAGGGCCGGCAAGGAAGGGGTTCCGAAATGACCGCCACCGCATACGCCGCCTGCATCACCGACCTGATGGCCGACATGGCCGACGCCGGCTGGACCCAGACGGACTCCCGCGTCCGCGACGGTCAGGCGGTCGTTGAGTGGGTCCGCGGCACCCGCCGCCTCTGGGCTCTGGTGGACGTCAACACCAACGACGTCATCGGCGGCAACGCCCTCCGCGGCTACCGCCTGGAGACCGCGAGCGAGTACCTCGCCCGGACCGCGCACCGGGTCCACCCGGACCCGAAGCACGGGACCGACTGGCAGGGTCGCTGACCCGGCCTCCTCTCAGCCCCCGGCAACCCCGGGGGCTTTCTCTTGCCCCTTCTGATCCGCATAACCGCCCAGAGAAAGGACCCGGATATGTCCACCATCTACCAGTGCCCGATCCGACTCAGCAGTGTGACCGCTGAGCGCATGAGCGTGCGTCTGCTGGATCTGTTCTGTGGTGCCGGCGGCGCGGGCCGCGGGTATCAGCTCGCGGGGTTCCACGTGACCGGCGTGGACATCAACCCGCAGCCGAACTACGCCGGCGATGAGTTCGTGCAAGGCGATGCGCTGGAGTACCTGGACGCGCACGGGCACGAGTTCGATGTGATCCACGCGTCACCGCCGTGCCAGTCGCAGACCGCGTTGACCAAGGGCACGAACAAACGGGCATACGGCGGCACGTACCCGAACCTGATCCCGCAGACGCGCAAGCTTCTGATCCGGTTCGACGTGCCCACCGTGATCGAGAACGTACAGGGCTCTGAGGTTCGACGTGACCTCGTGCTGTGCGGCGAGATGTTCGGACTCGGCGTGATCCGGCACCGGTACTTCGAGCTGGACACCGCGGTTCCGCAGCCTGCGCACGTCCCTCACCGCGGGCGTGTGGCGGGGTACCGGCACGGTCGTTGGTACGACGGCCCGTACTTCGCTGTGTACGGGGACGGGGGCGGTAAAGGCACCGTTGCGCAGTGGCAGCAGGCTATGGGCATGGACTGGACGGACGTGCGGAAAGAGATCGCGGAGGCGATTCCGCCGGCGTACACCGAGTACATTGGAAAGCACCTGATGGAATATCTTCGCAGGCAGAATGCCGCGTGAAATTCTTTTGCCCGGTGACTTGACACGTAACCGGATTTCCGATTACCCTGAACCTACAACAAAACAAAGGCCAGCAAGATTCAGGCGAGCCCAGACCGCGCGTTGACCCTGATGCAAATCCCGTGTAATGCGGAGCCCCGGCCCACAACATACTTTGAAGTCCAGCTCTGAGCCGAAGCACGTGGCTACGACGAGCTGGCACGAGCAGGCAGGATCGCTCAGCCGACATCACCGCGCTGACCGTGTTCGATTCACGGCTGCTCACGCTGACTTGATTCGTAACCAACCTTAGGAGGTCACCATGAGTGCTACTGACACCCTCAACCCCACCCAGGGACTGAGCTTCAACCTGGCCGATCTCCACGGCTATGTCACCGGCACCCTCTACGGCGACTGGGGAACTACGGCGACCAGCGTGTTCGCTATGGCTGCTCGGCACGACGACCCCGAGGATGCGAAGTACAGAATGGTCCACATCGAGCTGGGACGGAAGATCGCGGATCGCTCGTACGGGTCTGAGTACACCGTCAAGTCCTGGCGGTGGATCGATCGGGACGACTTCGACCGGATCGTCGGTATGAACGAGATCCGAGCCTCGTTCGGGTGGCGGGCGGCATGACCATCCACATCGCATCGCGCGGGCCCGCTGGCTGGACAGCACGGGTGCTGTTCACCGCGGGCACCGTGCTCACGGTCGTCGACGAGCGAGGCCGGCGACATCTGATCGACACATCCAAGACCATCGTCCGCGTTCTCACCGCGGCTTGACACCGTAACGGAGGCCAGCATGACCATCTTCGCGATCTACGGAAACCACGGAGAGTACCGGATGCCGCACACGCCGGTGTTCGACACGAAGGCGAAGGCTATGGCCTACGCGCGTTCTTGGTACCCGGACAACAAGTTCATCGCGGTCAAGGAGGTCGCCAAGTGACCAGCACGCACGCGTGGTTCGCCGCGCTATCGACCCCGGAGCTTCAGCGCATGGTCACCTCGGTGAACCGTGACGCGGCAGCTGCCGCTGCTACCGAGCTCGCGCTGCGAGGAGAGATCCGATGACCTTGAGCGATGCAGTAGACCTGATCAACGACGAGCGCGTGAAGTGGCTTCGATTCTGCGAAGCAGCCACGGCCCGCGGCGACAAAGAGGACTGCCTAGTCAGCGGGGGGCGGGCCAGCGGCCTGGCAGACGCACTGGTAATCCTGGCGAAAGTGAGGGACTAAATGGGCAAGTGGCAGAGCGACCTCTACCCACCTCGCTGCTCTGAATGCAACCGCGTCGTCCATGTGGGCGCCGCCACCGACAACAAATGGCTGTGTGAATACTGCCAAATCATTGCCGACTTCAAAGGAGCCTTGATATGGACACTGAACTCAAGGCCGCGATGCGCAAGCTGATCGCAGGCAAGGGTCGGAAAATGGAAGACCACGACGACCCAAGCATCTACGGCTGGACCGACTACAAGAGCCTGCGTTCCCTCGGATACGCGGAGGGATGGTTGCGATGAACGAAGCGGCTCGGATCATCGAAGAGCTCAAGTCGAAGCTACCGCAGTACCAGAACGCCCGACTCACCGAGGAAGGCGTGTGGATCGGGAGCCAGTTCATCCCCTCCGACTGGCTGGAGGGGGACCCAACTATCCAGTCCGAGTATGGCCGGTTTCACCGGCTGGTGCTGACCGTATTCGTCGACGGAATCAGCATCGACGGTAACGCGCACTTCAAGGCGGTGAACCCGTGAACGAGACAGAACTCAAAGCGTTCAATCAGATCATCGCGGCGTCGTACTCGCCGGCTGAGCTTCGCAAGCTGTACCGACGGAGCAACCCGGGCCTGCCGATGAGCATCGAGATGGTGTTGTCGGTGGGAGCGATCGTCGCTGGGGCTGCGCTGATGTTCCTGATCACGAAAGCGGTGGGGCTGTGAGCGGGGAGTGGTTCGAGACCGAGTACGGAGCGATGCACCACTCGGACAACTGGCAGCTGGTCGCGAAGACCAACGGGTCGTACGACCTGTACCAGTTCGAGCGGGGTGACAACCCGTTCTGGTTCAAGATCCTGAACACCGATCTGGAGACAGCGAAGGTGTACGTCGAGTTCGTAGAGCGAGAGGACGTGGACGCATGACCACTCCAGGCCAGGTTTCGCCTCCCCGGGAGGATGGCGCAACGCCTCCCGGGGAGCTGCGGCTCACCGATCGTTGCGACGCGTGTTCTGCCGCGGCTATGGAGCGCTGGGAGAACGGTCAGTTCGAGCTGCTGCTCTGCAAGCACCACGCCGCCGTCCACGCTGAAGGGTTGTTCACCGCGTCGTGGGTACGTACTGAGTCGTGGGCATTCGTCCGAGAGAACCTAGCGGGAACCGTCGGGCTGAAGAGAGTGAGGCAGGTGTGACTAAGCGCCTGGCCTTCGTCGTCTGGTTCATCGTCGGCGCTGTGATGCTCGCAGCGGTCCTGGTAGCCCCGTCAGCGCGTGCTGACGGGTTCTCCGGGTGCGAGCATCGGTCGGTGTCTCACCAGCTGGAGCACGGCGGTCTGAGGGCTGATTCTGACTGGCACGTGGCCCACGGTGACCTGCCGACGTGCGATCCGGAGAAGAAATCCGAGAGCAAACACGACTCAGCCGGCCAGGGCAAAGACCGCGGGAAAGACAAGAAGAGTCGCTACTGCAGATCCCGTTGGTGGTGTTGACCAGAGGATTCGCTGCGGATCGAGTCGTGGTCTGGTAGCTGTAACACCGGTATCGGTTGTGACGACGCCGGTTCAGCTACGAACTTAGTGACGTTTGACACTTGCGTGGAACTAGATCAAGTGGTCTACTTTCTCCCACGGGGGAAGAGTCCCAGATCTGGTACACCAGAAAACTACGTCGCACTGTCAAGTACCGAGGGGGTTGTGCCTTGCGTTGTAACAAGATGCAAGATACGTTGGTCTGTAATACAAGGAGGACCGATGAGAACCACCAGAGAACAGCTCCCCCGCCTCTCGCTAGAAGTGATTGAGGCCCTGAAAGCTACGGGGGAGACTGAGGCAGATATCGCCCGGATGTACGGTGTGACACCACAGGCTGTTTCATGGCACGTTCACACGTACGGAGGTAAATTGACCGCCCGGCAGGTTATCCGTCGCGAATACCCGTTCAAGGTACCAGAGCCTCTTTCTCAGTGCGCGCCGCATAAACGCCTAAGGGATCATGGCGAATACATCGCCACACGTGGCAAAGGTATGAAAGAATACAAGCTGAAGCGTCTCCGGTCGTTTTACCGGATGCTTCGTGAGAACAATTGGGTTGTCGAGTTTGATCCGAACATCCCGCCTATACCCGGCGTCAGCAAACGCGGGGGTTGGGCATACAGGGAGCGCCAGGAATCCGACGAAGACCTACTCATCAGAGTCAACGAATACACATCTCTGTCCGAGATCGGACGTCATCACATCTGGCGTTTCCCGAGCGTGGAGCCCTGACAACCACCCGCCCCTTTTCTTAGAAGAATGGTTTGCACCGCATGTTCGAGATCACTTCCCGAGTTATCGGTAAGACAATCGTCCCTACTCTGAACGTGGTTAAAGACGCGTATATCCGCGCTAATACACTCGATCTGGTCCCCGGTATCCGCGGCCTCCACGTTTACCGTTCTACGTGGCTAACCGACGACAGCTACCTTTACCGGGAAGTGAAAGAATTCATCGACAGGTATTGCGAGCCTGATGCAGTCGAGCGTGAAGAACGTCACGGCGACAAATACATCATGGGCGAAATCGGGGAATTCCTGAGCTATATTCTCCGTCGCGAATATCAGCCCGCGGACTTCAACCCGTGCCCGTTGCTCGTGGAGCTGGGCCTGGCCAAAAAGCGCCGCTGCAACGCGACCCGCAAGCCTAAAGAGGAGGCAGCATCGTGAGCAACATCTGGGATCAGCCGGCGTACCAACCCGGCTACTACCCGCAAGCCGACGCGGCCGCTCGTGCGGCCAAGCGGAAAGGCCGTATCGAGGGCTGGCTGGCTCTGGGAGCCATCGTGGCGCTGATCGTGCTGATGTCGATCAGCCCCAGCCATGCTCTGCTCGTGGTGTTCGGAACCGCGTACTTCGTCCCGACGATCGTCGCGTACTACCGGAAAGCTTCGCTGAAGCAGCCTGTCGCTGTGATCAACGTGTTCCTGGGATGGACGTTCATCGGCTGGGTTGTGGCTCTCGCTATGGCGGTGAAACGGTGAGTATGGAATGGGTTCGGCAAGCCTACGGAGTGCCTGCCCGCCGAGGCGGTCGGGTCAGGTTCTTCGGCACTGAGGGCACAATCACTAGCGCCTCCCACTACCTACGGGTTCGTACCGACGACGGTCGAAGGCTGCTGCTACACCCAACTTGGGAGGTCGAATATCTGTGACCGAAAACTTGAAACGTAACTAGGATTGTGAGAGGGTCATGAGCATGGACGATAACGAGAATCTGGAAGTCTCCAAGAAGCTCATCGAGCTGTTCAACGAGCTCAGGGCCTCCGGACTCTCCGATGAGGAGATCGAGAGGTTGACTAATAAGTCTGTAGCCCGGTTCCGGTACAGGAGGGGATCTTGATTCTTACCGGGGTTACTATCGGCCAGCACCGTACGCCCCACGGAAAGGTGCTGCACTGGCAGGTTGACGCGATCTGGGAGCTAGACGACCTATCTGGGAGCTATACGCAGACCTTGGGAGTCTTCAACTCGTTCCACGAGGCCCTGAATCTGGTCAAGTCTACTAACTTTGACCTGTCACGGGACATGGACCCGTCATGGTCGGATTACATATTTACCTATCACAAATTTACACGTAAAGGGGAAAATAATGGATAAGACTAAACTAATTGCAATGTCTACTGTCGTTCTAATGTTTGAGTGGGCACTGAACCGAAGATTCGAATTACACGAAGACTTGGACGAGCTGATCTGGTTCAGCTGCGATGAGGAGGCGGGCGAGGTAGACCCGGAGGTAGAAAACGAATTCTGGTCGGAGGGCGGGGTGTTCGACGAAATGAGGTCGTCCGTCAGGTCTCAGGTAGACGAGTATCTGGAAAAGTTCCGGGACTCCGTTTATGCGGAGCTACCCCCGTGCCCAAACGGTCATTCTCCGCGTCCGAAACTTGACTCGTAACTACACGTACGAGTACAAGAGGTTGAAAGATGGATAAGCAGGGCAACACGTGGTTGGAGTCAAAGCGGCTCCACGAATCAACAGAGTCGCTAGCAGAAGCGGCGTAAGGAAAGGAATCAACCATGACCACTATTCACGCGATGATCATCCGCCCGGAGGAGGAGAAGGACTCCATCATCCTCCACGCCGCGGAGGCGATGTCCAAGATCGCCGACTACGACCTGACGACGTTCAAGCAGGTTACCGAGTTCCGGCCCGTACCGATCGTGGACCGGGACGCCTCTGAAGTCGTGGCTCGGCCTGTCGGCGCGCAGTTCGAGGCGGAAGGCTCTCTCATCTCCGAGGAGAACTCGTCGTACGTCCTCAACGACCTGCAGAACGGTGTTCTGGAGCGTGTCTGGACCGGAAACTTTTGGACACATGCCACCGGCGAGGTGTCCGACCCCGAGGGTGAGTAGTGGAGTACCGCTACGAGAAGAAACCCCGGTCGGTCTCGCAGCTGTCGCAGTTCGACAAGTGCCCGTTCAGCTGGAAATTGGCCAGGCATGAGCGCGTGTGGAGACGCCCAGCGGCGTGGCTGCAGCAGGGTACCGGGGTTCACGCGGTGGCTGAGAAATACATGCTCTCGAAACTCGCCGGCTCACCGCTGACGCGCGAAGAGTGCTATGAGATCTTCAAAGCCGAGTACGCCGACGGGATCAACGAAGCTACCGAGGAGACCCCTAACCTGGGGTGGTGGTTCGCATCAGGCCGGTACCGAGGTCAGGAAGACATCGAGCGTCGATGGGACATCGGGCTCCAGCAGGTGGACAAGACCCTGGACTGGATCGACAACCACCAGAGCCTAGAGGTGTGGCACACACCGGACGGTACCCCGGGGATAGAGCTCGCGATCGAGTTCGAGCTCGATGGGATAGAGATCCGGGGCTACATCGACGCGGTGCTCGTGCTCGACGGTGAGGTGCTGGTGGTCGACTGGAAGACCGGACTCAAGCCCGGGGATGACTTTCAGCTCGCGGTGTACGCGCTGGCGTTGAAACAGCTGTACGGCGTCGAGATCACGCGCGGCGTGTACTTCATGGCGAAGACCGGTAAGCCGACGTATCCGTACGACTTGACGGACTGGACGCGGGAGAAGATCTCGGCCCGGTTCCACGAGATGGAACGGAAGCTGGAAGCAGGGGACTTCACGCCTAAGCCTGGCGCTAGCTGCGCGAGGTGCGACGTGGCGTTGAGCTGTGAATACTCTATGGCCTGAAACTTGATTCGTAACGAGAGGTAACGATGAGCAATCCATCACTAGCGACCGAGGAGCAGCTGACCGAGCTGTTCGGGGTCGACACAGACACCGTCCGACGCTGGCGCAAGCAAGGGCTTGCCGCGGTCGGGGACTACTCGCCGAAGTGGGGTAAGCCGACGCCGTTGTTCAGCGTCGCATCTGCTGCTCGGTATCACAGGAAGGGATGAGACTTGACTAGTAACGAGGAATTGATCCGCGAGGTACTCGCCAAAGCTCTACCCGGAGGCCTTAGTCATCTAGCCATCATGGCTGCTACGACGGACCTCCTGAAGAGGTTCGACATCACCGAGAAGCCGGAACCCGAGGTACCTATCGGGACCGTGCGAGTTCGAAGGGGCGATTACGAGCCGGAGGACGCCTCGATTTACATCAAGGTCGGTGCATATCGCTGGGTAGGGGTTTACACGGGCGAGGCGTACTCGAAGGGTTTCTACGTGAACGATCACCTCCCCGGTGGCGAATGGGGGGACACGGAGGTGTTCCGCCCGTGACCGAACGATGGACTCTTGCTGACCCGGCGCTGAAGGCGACCGTGACCAAACGGCCAGGCCCGGGGAACCTCTTGGACGTCGAGTTGGAAGACAAGCGAGCGGTTCACGAGCTCGGCGGGGTGCTGCGCGCTGCTCGCCGGGGTCTTCTCGGTCCTCCGCTGGTGAAGTTCCTCGGTACGACCGAGTCGGCGCTGATCAAAGCTACCGACAAAGTCTGGGCTGAAGAAGTCAAGGCCAAACAGGAAGGCCGCACGATCTACAACGGGTTCATAGCGAGAGGGACGAAGTGAACAGGCTGGCTATGGCTGCGCTCGGAGGGTTGTCCCTAGCCGGCGCGCTGGTGTTCGGGATAAGCGCCGGGATCGCCCGGGTTATCGCTGTTGAAGACACGGCGGAGGAGGAGGAGTGAAGGATCTGACCGCGGTTCAGTACATCACGGCTCTACGGGTACTGGAGGAGCACCAGCCGGCCGAGTACTCCTGGGGAGTCGAAGGCTGTACGTGCAACGCCAGCGTTGAGTTCGGGCAGCAAGCTGAGCACCAGATGCGGGAGATCGCCAAAGCCCTCAGGGAGGGCTGATGCTGTCGATCATGCAGTCGATCGAGCAGAAAGGGAACGCGGGTGACCCTCTGCCTGTACCGTTCCGGTCGCTGACCAAGCAGGGCATCAACTTCCTGCGGGGTCAGCTGGCGCTGATCGCGGCAGCACCCGGAGGGGCTAAGTCGGCGTTCACGCTCGCCCTAGCGCTCAAAGGTCGTATCCCGACGTACTACCTCTCGGCTGACTCGGACGCGTTCACGCAGTCGACGCGCATCCTCTCGATGGAGCTCGGGATGCCGCTGGCTGAGTCCGCTCGGGCGGTACGCGAAGGTCAGTTGCCTCCGCAGGTGCTGACGTGGAACGCGGCCCCGGGGAACCCGCACGGTATCCCTATCCGGCTGAACTACTCGGCGCAGCCGACGCTCAAGGTCATCGAGACCTCGCTGGCCGCGTACGAGGAGACGTTCGGGAACTACCCACAGCTGATCGTGATCGACAACATCACGAACGTCATCACCGGCGTAGCCGCTAACGACGAGGACCCGTTCGGTGGTCTGGAAGTCTTGATGGACTGGCTGCACGAGAAAGCCCGGGAGACCGGGGCGTGCATCATCGGCCTGCACCACGTCACCGCTGACAACAACTCCGGTGACAAGCCGATCCCGCTGTCGGGTATCAAGGGGCAGATCGGCCGCGTACCCGAACTAATACTCACGCTGCATCGAGTGTCTTCGGAGTTCGGGGACGACTCTCTTCGGGTGTCCGTAGTAAAAAACCGAAGTTCTAAGGCTGACCCATCCGGTCGCCTATACGCAGAGCTCAAATTCAAGGGAGAGACGATGAGCATTAAGGATTACGGTTGACCGACATCAGGCCCCTGCCTGGGTTCCCCGGCTATTTTGTGTCGAACTCAGGGCGGGTGTTCAAGGAGCTCAAGGAGCAGGCCGACAAGAAGGATTACAGGTATTTCGCCTTAAAGAATCGATCGGGTACGAGGAAGAAAGTGCAGGCCTCCAGAGCCGTGCTGTCAGCCTTTCAAGGCCCTCCGTTCCCCGGAGCCGAGGCGGCTCACTTGGATGGGGACCCTAGCCATAACTGCAGTCGGAACCTTGCCTGGAAAACCCACGTGGACAACGAAAAGGACAAGCTACGGCACGGTACGGCGGTAATTGGGGAGAAGTCTCACCTGGCCAAGCTGACGGATGAGCAGGCTACCGAGGCCCTCAGGATGTGCCGAGCCGGGGAGGGGACTCTACAGCAGATCGCTGATCGGTTCGGGGTCACGAAACAGGCCATCTGGGCGCTGAAGGAGGGGCGGTCTAGGAAGAACGTTCTGCACAACGGAGCTGACCCTTCGGGCCGGCTGTACGCCGAGCTGAAGTTCGACGGCTCGAAGATGGAGATTAAGGATTTTTGATGCCCGATAACTTGATTCGTAACGAGGAGGCCGAAGGTCCCGGAGTGCCCAACGACGTTACGGTGTTCACCACAGGCCCGGATTGTTTCAAGTGCACGCTCACCAAGAACGCGTTGACCCGCGGCGGTGTGGAGTTCCGGGAGGTCCGAGTGGACCAGGACCCCGAGGCTCTGAAGCTGGTGAAGCAGAAAGGCTACGAGACCGCTCCGGTGGTTCACGTCGCCAGCACCGGCGCGTGGTGGGACGACTTCCGGGCCGACAAGATCCGGGAGCTGATCAAAGGAGTGAAGAAGTGAGCAACGAGTTAACCGAGGGGGAAGACAAGTGAGCGGCGACATCAACGCCGAAGGCTTCATCCGCTACGGCGGTGACTGCACTTGCGGCGCGATCTACACCTATGGCGGACACGCGGAACCTGGCTCATTTGATCCGTTCTGCCCCGACCACGGAGAGGCTGCGGTTGTGGCTACAGGGGAGGAAGCATGAGCGATGTTGTTGAGCGCGCCAAGGCTGCGCTGGTCGACTACGAAGTGGCGAAGGGGTCTCGGGTCGCGGTCGCACCAGGCCGGTCCTACCGGCTGCTCGCCGAATTGGTAGCCGAGGTTGAGCGGCTACGGGCAGAGAAGCTTGGACTGGAAATCTCGGAATCCAATCTGCTTGTCGAGCTGCGCAACGACCTACGGACTCTTTGGAGGAAGCGTGAACCCTGAGTTGCGTGCTGTACTCACAAAAGTCCTCGGGCGGCACGAGTTTGTCCCCGCAAGTTTCATCGCGGACCCGAAACCGGCGCACTGCGCCTGCGGTGAGTGGTGCGATAGCGGACTCTGGCAAGCGCGTGTTCGGCACAACTTCCTGGAGCATTTCGCCGAGGAAATCGACAAAGCCCTCGGAGGACTCACCCGTGAAACTGTTCCCGCCCGCTGGGTGTCGGGATGGAGCGAGGCATGAGCATCGAGCAGCTGATCGCGTACTCGATCATCGCGTGGGGCGCAGGTCTGTGGCTGGTCGGGTGGTTGGATGGCGGCGGCTAAGCCTAAGCCCCGGCGCTGCGTCGACTGCGCAGCGGCCGGGATCACAACCCGCCGAGCCGCCCCTCACCCTGGTCCTCGATGCGCTACCCACCATCGCGAAAAGCGAACCGTCCGAAAGGATACGGCGTGGGAGAAGCGTCTTCTGGAGCTCTACGACATCACCGCCGATGAGTACTGGCAGATATACGAGGCTCAAGGTGGCAGGTGCTACATCTGCCGCAAAGGCCGCGGCCTGCGGAAGAAGCTGGCTGTCGACCACGACCACCGAACAGGGCACGTTCGCGGGCTGCTGGACACGCCCTGTAACCGCAACGTACTCGGTCACCTCGGTGACGACCCCGAAGCTCTCCAGCGAGGGATCGACTACCTGGAGAACCCGCCCGCGTTCGCGGTGATCGGGAAACGGATCGCTCCTATCGAGGTCCCGAACTTGAATCGTAACCAAGGAAGGAAGAAACGATGAAACCGACTGCACGCCCGAGCCTGCTCCGTCAGCAGCTGCTGGGGGCGCTGCTGGACCCGCGTAAGTACGCGCTGGCCCGGAACGTCTCGGAGCACTCCGTGGACCGCACCGCTCGGAGGTGGGGCAAGTGAGCTGGATGAAGATCGAGGCGCTCGTCAAGGTCGATCCGACCACCGACCCCGAGGACGTCTACGAGTTCCTAGACGACGCGCTCAAGCAGCGGTTCCCGTACCACGAGGGTATCGAAGTGTACGAGGTCTTCCGGTGGAACCTTCACAAACGCTGATCGCGAAGGTCATCGAGCGGCTGGCACCTGACTGGGTACCGCCCGAGGACACGGGCCGGGTGTGGATTCCCTGCCTCTGCTGGCACCACGAGGAGTCGCGGCCGTCTGCCGCGGTGTCGTACCAGCTGAACGCTTTCAACTGCCTCGCTTGTTCGGCGCGGGGCAACGCGATCACGTTGCTGATGACTTACGAGGAGGTGAACTATCAAACAGCAGTCGAAAGAGCACAAGAGCTATCTCCTTCAGGCGTCGCAGCGTTATCACAAAGCGCTGGCTGGGTCCGCGGCCGAGGAGTATCTGGCAACCCGCGGGCTGACCGCGCCGGCTATCGCAGAGGCGGTGACGCAGTTTCGCCTCGGGTACGTGGAGGAACCGCTGCCCGGTCACGAGATGTACAAAGGGATGCTCGCTATCCCTTACCTGCGATGGGCTCCGGACGAGCGGTGGCAGGTGGTCTCGCTGAGGTTTCGTCGCCTAGACGCCGCCGAGGGTAAACCGAAGTACCTGACCGTCCCAGGTGACACCGGGCGGCTGTACAACACGCTGGCGCTGCTGCAGCCGGGTCAGCGGATCGGGATCGCGGAGGGCGAGATCGATGCGTTGACAGCGTCTGTCGCGGGGTTCCCCACGGTCGGGGTCCCCGGAGCGCAGGCGTGGAAAGAGCACTTCCGCGAGCCGTTCCTCGGTTACCGGGAGGTGCTGATCCTCGCGGACGGTGACGACGCGGGGATGCAGTTCGCCGAGACGGTGGCGGGTGTTCTGCCCAACGCCAAGATCATTCCGATGCCCGATGGCTCGGATGTCAACGACCTGGTGCTCAGCCAGGGAGTACAAGCACTGAAAGACAAGGTAGGGATATGAGAATTAACTTCGTCGCACTCACGCGCCGAGAAGGATTGATCAGTCTGGAACCGGATGAGCTGGAAGAGGCGAAAGAGGACGGTGTAGACATCCAAAGCCCCGAGGACGTGGCCGAGTACTTCCGGGACAAGTGGGAGAGCTCTCGCATCATCGAGGACATCGTCTCTGACGAATGCCACTACGAGGAAACGGAGCTGGTGGAGTGGAGCGCGCTGTGACCGAGTCGATCCTGGAAGAGGCGCAACGCCTGATCCACGGACCTCGCAACAAGAACTACGGGCACCCACGGGAGAACTTCGACGACATCTCCGCGTTGTTCTCCGCGTACCTGGAGCGCCCGATCACCGACCTCGACGTCGCTAACCTGATGATCCTGGTCAAGGTGGCCCGGGTGAAGGGTACGGGGTACCACCGGGACTCTTACACCGACATCGCGGGTTACGCCGGCTGCGCCGAGCGGATCTACGAGGAGCCGGTAGAGGAGGACGGCCGGCCCGCCCTGTTCGATCTTCCGCTGCCCGACGACTTGATTCGTAACGAGGACTCGGACTCGCTGACCTGGATCGACTCGCTGAACGACATGGTCATCGACCTAGACGAGGTCGTCGAGTGATCGTCGGTAAGAGCCAGACCCTCCCGGAGGGATTCGCGGTCGTCGGAGTCGAGCTCGGCGGTAACCGCACCTACACATCCGTCACCAACGCGATCAACGCGCTGGACGACGTCTACCGATCAGTACGCGCGGAGCTAACCCTCCTCGCAGAGAAGGGAACCAAATGACAAAGCGCATCGCCGTGCTGCCCGATGTGCAGCTGCCTTACTCCGACATCAAAGCCCTGCGAGGGTTCATCCAGTTCGTCGCCGACACTCAGCCGGATGTCCTGCTGGGAATCGGGGATTACATGGACTACCCCAGCCCCGCTCGGTGGTCGAAGGGCTCGGCCGAGGAGTTCCTGCCGCAGCTGCAGAAGCACAACGAGATCGGCAAGAAGTTCCTGCAGGAAATCCGCGACGTCTACGACGGCCCTTTCCTGATGCACGAGGGCAACCACGACCTCAGGCCGCGGCAGTACCTGGCCCGGTACGCGCCGGCTCTGGGCGAGATGGAAGAGGCCTTCCACTTCCAGAACATGCTGGACTTCGACAGCTTCGGGATCGAGTTGCTGCCCGACTTCTACGACATCGCTCCGGGATGGATCTCGACCCACGGACACATGGGGAAGATCAGCCTCTCGCAGATCGCGGGGTCGACCGCGCTCAACGGGGCGAAGAAGTTCCAGAAGTCGATCGTCATGGGCCACACCCATCGACTCGCGGTCGTGAACCACTCGTTCGGCTACGCAGGCCGCGTGGTGCAGACGGTTACCGGGTTCGAGGTCGGCCACATGATGGACCAGAAGCAGGCTAAGTACCTGCAGTTGGCGACGGGGAACTGGCAGCAGGGATTCGGAATCCTCACCGTCGACGGCAAGCACGTAAAAGCCGAGGCTGTCCCGATCTCGCAGGGGAAGTTCACGGTCGACGGAGAGACCTGGAGGCTGTAGTGGCCTTGACACGTAACGGGAACGTTCTGCCGTACCTGCACTTCGAAGCCCGGTCCCGGGAGATTCCCCGGGTCGAGCTGATCGAGGTTCTGGTCGAGGAGACCTACGCCAAGCGCAGTCTGGAGCCGGTGAATGGCTGATACCGGTCCGCTGATCAGCAAGGCTGCGCGGTCGATCGGGAACAGCTACCTACTCACCCCGGACCAGGTCGAGGACCTGGTGCAGGACCTGTGGGTGTCGATTCTCGAGAGATCAACCAGTCGCCGGTTGGTGGAGGAGTCCGGGGACGACGTCGGGTTCAACACCCTTCGGGTGCTGGCCGATCAGATCCTCAAAGACCAGTGGTTCGCAGACGACCTAGCCCGGGGTGACTGGAACTACTCATCGGAGTCGATCAAAGACGCACTCAAAGGTCGGTCGGACAACGTGTACCTGATGGAGGTGATTCCTCAGGCTGTCTCCCAGCTCGTGGATCGCCACCCGCCGTACGCGGAAGCGCTCAAGGTCAGGTACATCGACGGGGTGGTTCTGCGGGACCAGGCCTCGAAAGACCGCCTCTACCACGCTCACCGAGCGGTGCTCGAAGAGGTCCACAAGGTCATCAAGCAGACCGATGACCACGACGGCCCCGGCTCGCGGTCCAAGGTGTTCCCGGACTCGATCCGGTCGCACAACGGCCCGAGTGACCCTGTCGGGGAGATGGCTACTCGTCTCGCTGACGACGGGTGGAAGTCAGCCGGCGAGGACGGTCTGACGTACCGGGAGCTGTTCGACCTGGCTACCGCCGAGCAGGTGACCTCCAGTGCTCCGAAGCATCACCGGGCGTGCCCGGTGTGCCACCACATAGTGCCGATCAGCTCGGGACGGTTCAGGGATCACCTGATCCCGTCCTGCGCAGGGTCAGGGGCTGCCGCGTGAACATCTTCGACGGCCAGTTCAGCGGTATGTCCGGCGTCGACATGTACCGAGCGTGGGTGACGCCTGAGCTCTACCCCAACCAGAAACCAGCCCTCCTGGCTAATTGGCCAGACGAGGACAAAGAGATGTTCGTGGGTGCCGAATGGACCCGCGGCTACAACCGGAAGGAAACCGAATGACTGTCACCACCGATCCCTGGGCCTCGAACGACAACGGCCCCGAGCAGCCTGTCGCCACCACCGCTCCTGCGACCACCGTGGTCAACAACAGCAGCAACGTGGCACCCGGCGAGGGCAAGATCGTCACCACCCTGAAGGGTGGCCGGGACTTCGACGCACCGTGGATCGTTATCCACGCTTCGTCGGTCGAAGAGTCCGACGCTCTGCTGGACGCGAAGTTCAAGGACTACATGGACAAGGTGAAGAAGGTCGCCGCGGCGTTCGCGGGCGGATCGGCTGCACCGGCTCCCGCGCAGACGATCAACCTCGGCTACCAGCGTCAGGCTCCGCAGGGTGCGCAGGAAGCCCCGGAGTGGGCTCCTCCGAAGCCGTACGACGACTTCGTCTACAAGACCGGTGTGTCGAAGAAGACCGGCAAGGTCTGGCACGCGTGGATGCCTCCGACCAAGGATGACGGTCGCGACGCCAAGTTTTTCTATGCAAATTAACTTGACTCGTAACCACCTAGGAGGGTGTAATTGAGCGAGGAAATCAAGGTTCCGAAGTTCATGGTCATGCTCCAGAACGGGTTGTTCTGGACGTTCCCGGACGACTGCGAGTACCGCATCAGCGGTGACGAGCTGGCAGTCGACTTCGGGGAAGGGGAGTACCGGGTCTTCCCGATCAAGAACAACATCGCCTACTACGGGCGAGTGATGGTCAAGGAAGAAACCCCGGAGGGTCAGATCCGCCGGGAGCTGGGGCTGTGAAGAAGTTGGTTGCAGCGGTGCTGCTGGGAGTGTCAGCGATCGGTCTCACGGCGTGCGAAGGCGGTGAGGACAGCCCCCCGAACGGAGTAATCATCGTGGGCGGGGTGCCGTATTTTTACTGACTGCGACTTGATTCGTAACCACTAACGAAGGGAGGGGCGGGTGAAGCAACACCGCTACCAGATCAAGGACGAGACAGTTCTGGTCAACGTCGTAGAGCACGAGGATGATCTCGACGGGTTCGAGAGCTTCATCCGCTCCAACCTCCGGATTCTCGGTCTCGATACCGAGACCACGGATCTGGGGATCTACAAGCCGGACTTCGGTATCCGGCTGATCCAGTTCGGTAACCCGTGGGAGTCGTGGGTCCTGCCGGTGGAGCGGGGCGGCGTGTTCGTAGGAGCCGCCGTCACCGCCCTCCAGAAGGTTCAGCGGTTCGTCATCCACAACGCCGCGTTCGACCTCCAGGTGATCGAGCGGACGCTCGGTGTGCCGATGGAGCAGATGTGGCCGAAGGTCGAGGACACCAAGATCTACTCGCACCTGGTAGACCCTCGGGCCTACAAAGAAGGTGGGACCGGCCACAAGCTGGAGGAGCTGACGAAGTTCTACATCGACCCGGTGACCGCCGAAGAGGTCAAAGCCTCGATGGCTCGTCTGGCCAAGAAGCACAAGACCACCAAAGACAAGATCTGGGCGCTGGTCGACCTGGACGACCCGGACTACGAGCTGTACGCCGGCATGGATACGATCCTGGTGTCCCGGCTGCTGGGCAAGGTGGCCCCGCTGGTGCCGGAGTCGTCGCACAAACTGATCCCGTACGAGCACAAGCTCGCTGAGGTGATGTCGTACGTCGAACGCACCGGGTTCCTGCTGGACGTCGACTACTCGGAGAAGCTGTCCGCGGACATGCTGCGGAAGTCCGAGCACTACACCGCGGTGGCTCGGTACGCGTACGGGGTCGACTCGGTGAACTCCACCGAGAAGCTGGCTGACGGCCTGGAGCGCACGGGCGTGAAGATCAAAGGCCGCACGGCCACGGGTAAGCGCCAGGTGAACGCCGAGCTGCTGGAAGCTCTGGCTGAGGAGGGCAACGCGCTGGCGAAGGCTGCGATCGAGGCGAAGAAGTGGGGCTCCTGGGAGAAGACCTGGGTCCGCAACTTCATCGAGCGACGGGACGCCAACGACCGGGTCCACCCGGGGATCAACCCGCTGCAGGCCCGGACTGCGCGGATGTCGACCACATCGCCTTCGGCGCAGAACCTTCCGGCCAACGACTGGATGGTCCGGCGGTGCTTCCTCGCGGACCCCGGGCAGCTGATGGTCTCGGTCGACTACCAGGCGCAGGAGCTTCGCGTCCTGGCGGCGCTTGCCAACGACCGGACGATGATCCGCGCGTTCGAGGAGGAGGCGGATCTGCATCAGGTGACCGCGGACGCCGCGGGCATGGATCGCAAGGTCGGCAAGATGGCCAACTTCCTAACCGTGTATGGCGGGGGTGCGGGGAAGCTCGCGACCAACGCAGGCATCACGTTCCCGGAGGCGAAGAAGGTGCTTGACATCTTCGCGGCCACCTACCCCGGGGTTACCGATCTGTCCAAGAGCCTGCAACGGGAGGCGGCGAACCTCGGGTACGTCATCACCCCTACCGGTCGTCGGCTGCCCGTCGACCCTGACCGGGGATACGCGGCGCTGAACTACATGGTGCAGTCCACGTCACGTGACGTAACGGCTAGCGCTGTGCTGCGGCTGCACGAAGCGGGGATGACACCGATGATCCGCCTGGTGATCCACGACGAGGTTCTGGCGTCGGTACCCGAGGCCGAGGCTGAGGTTACGGCTAAGGAGATCGGCCGAATCATGGAGCAGACGTTCCGCGGCGTGCTGATCAACACCGACCCGGAGGTCGGAGGCCGCTCCTGGGGCGCGGCGTATCTGAAGAAAGACGAGCAACCGTCCGTAGATCCATTTCTGCGGATTCCAGCTTGATTCGTAACGGAAGGAACGACATGGAATTTCAAGAGTTCTGCGACCGCATTTATCAGGTGTTCTCGCAGACCACAGGGGCTGAGGACCAGTTCTGGACAGTGGAAGAGGATGCCGACTTCCCGGGCCGATACAGCATTGTGGCGATCGACCAGGAGGAGTCCCGGACTGCTATCGCGGCGTTCCTGGCCGAGAAGGACGCCGACTTCATCGCGTCGATCCACGGCGCTCTCGCGGACATGGTGCGCAGGTCGATGGAAGCGATCGACGACGCGGCTCGGCTGGAGCTGGAGCGCGACAACCTGATGGGCCGGGTCTTCGACCTGGAGCTGGAGATCCAAGGGCTCAAGAGTGAGCTGGACCGTTACGAGGGGTTGGAATGAGCAAGCACGAGTACGTCGGATTCGCCGTGGGGTTCGAGTGTCTGGTGAAGCGATGGGAGCAGGACGCTGTCGCCCGTCGGCTGGGCCTGCGCTGGTCGACCAATGGCGTGGAGGGCCGACACCGGCTGCCGGAGGTTCGCTTCAGCCAGGAGCTTCCGGACGCCGCCGTGTACTGGTCCCCGAACCGCAAGGCGTTCTTCCGCCGAGACGACAACCTCCCCTCGGGGTGGGTGCAGCGCATCTACCCGCGTGTAGCTACCAGCTTCAGGACCTCGGAATGAAGCGGGTGCGGGAGCTGGTGCTGATCCGGATGCTCGACCATGAGGTTCGGCTGGAGCACCTGATCCAGATCGTGCGGGGGTGGTTCCGGTGAGAGAGCTCTGGGGTAACGACGCCAGGAAGTGGCTGATCCGCAAGAGCCCGCACACCCAGGAGTGGATCGTGTTCCCGTCGGTCGGATCGTTCTACGGCGTCATCACGTTCCACCCGGACTACGAGTCGGCTCGGGCCGACTTCATCAACCAGACAAGGAGGCCCGGTGCATAAGCCCTACTGCTACCTCGACAGCATCTGCCCGCAGGACCCTGCGCGCGACCCTAACAGGAAGGAAACCCAAGTGCCAGAAGCAAGTTCAGCAACCATCACCGTCAAGGTCGTGCCGACCATCCTCACCCCCGAGGAGGTGCGCGAGAAGATCGTAAGCGTCCTCGAAGCGTGGGCACCGAGCTACTCCGAAGACACCCGGGAGGTGGCTGCCAAGATCCTGGAGGGGATCACGCTCGTCCAGATGGAGGCGGACGAGTGAGCAAGAAGAAGAAAGACATCACCGCCGAGCAACTGGCCGTGATCACCGACCGCCTTACCGAGGCGGTGGATCTGCTGAAGATCATCTCGACGCAGACCCGTCAGTCAGAGGTGATTACGGTGCGTCAGCATGACGATCCGGAACTGCAGCGTCGTAAGGTGAGCGCGGCTCAGGAGATCGAGGCCATCCGCGCCGAGGAGGCGGAGCGCTACCACGCCTACCGTGACAAGCCTCTGCAGCCGTACGTGCGGGTCCACGAGGCCCCGTAAACCCCTCTAGCGCCCACGCTGACGGACTCAGCAGTACAACTGAATAGAGACTACCGGAGAAGCCCTCTGCGAGCCCTAGCGGCCCGTAGGGGGCTTTTCTGCGTTCTCAGGGTAGTCGCTCTACGACATCCCGGTGTGTAGCCGTTCGACCACGCTACCGAGCCTGAGGTGCTGCTCGTACTCCTGCAGATCCCCGAAGTCGATCGTGCGAGTCAGCCCGCCGCGGACGTCGAACGTCAGCCGAACGTTCATCGACCGGAGCCAGGTGTTCTTTGCCGCGATGTCCTGCTCCCGCCACCAGTCCCCGAACCGCTGCCCGGTCTCTCGCCACTCCCAACCCGACGGGCGAGCCTCCAGACCCTCCAACTCCTCCTGCCGCGCGGCCAGCGCCGCAATACGAGCATCCAGTGCTTCGCGCTGCGGAGAGCCAACCCGGTAGGCCGGAGAGCCGATCAGCGACGTCAGGTCCACCAGCTCCGCGTTCACCTCCGCGAGTTCGACCGCCGAGTCCGAGCCGGCTACCCAGACTTTCTCCAGACGCTCCGCGTCCCCGAGCAGATCCAACACCTGCTCCTCGCAGAACGCGTCCCACTCGGCCATCGCGACCGTGCCGTTCCCGCAGTGCTTCGGGAACCCCATCGAGCGGCAGCGGTAGCGCGGGTGCTTACGTCCTCCCCCGGCGAACTTGTAGGCGGGCTCCCCGCACACCGCGCAGAACAGCACCCGCAGCAGCAGCGACGGGGTAGACACCGCGGGCTTGGTCCGGTCGGTCTTCACGAGCTCGGCGCGCAGCGCCTCCAGCTGCTCACGCGTCAGGATCGGCTCAGCCCGCACCAGCGGAGCTCCGTCGTCGTCTCGGACGGTCTTGCCGTTCAGCGTCGTATACCCGAGCATCGCCTCCGAGATCAGCGAGCGCTTCAGCGCGGTAGCCGACCACTCCCGGCCCTTGGGCTCTCGGCCCTGCAGCTTCGCGAAGTAGTCCTTCGGCGACAGGATGCCACGCTGGTTCAGGTCGTGGGCGACCAGGTGCAGCGGCTCGTGGTTGTCGACGACGCGGTGATACACCTCGAGGATGCGCTCTCGCTGCACCGGGTCCGGCACCAGCCGCCACTCCCCGTCCACGCGCGTAGGCAGGTAACCCCACGGCGGCAGGGAGCCTCGGTATTTCCCGGCGCGGATGTTGAAATGCGCAGCCGAACGGTTCCGCTCCTTGATCGCTTCTAATTCCATCTGCGCCACCGTTCCCATAAGCGCGATCACGACCGCCGCGAACGGCGTCGTCGTGTCGAAGTGCGCTTCGGTCGCGGAGACGATCAGCTTCTTGTGGTCCTCGGCCCAGTGGACCAGCTGCTGCAGATGCCGGATCGATCGGGTCAACCGGTCCACCCGGTACGCCACGATCACGTCGAACGGTTGCTCCTCGAACGCTAGCCACCGGGCCAGGTTCGGTCTACGCTTCCGGTCGAACGGATCGACCGCGCCGGAGACGTCCAGATCCTCCGCTACCCCGACGACGTCCCAGCCGCGCTGGGCGCAGAGCTGCTGGCAAGACTCCAGCTGACGCTCCGGTGAGGTCGTAGCATCGGTGACGCGGGACAGTCGGATCACTACCAGGGCTCTCATGGGTTTGTACCGTACACCACTGAGACCGCGGTGGTTGACCGGACAAACCACGAAGACACAGGTCATCACGGCCATACCCACTGAAACACAAAAAGCCCCCTACCTAGCCTTCGCGGGCCGGGTAGGGGGTTTCTTGGTATGCGAGGTTAGATCACCACGGATCGGTGGTCTCGACCTTGCCGCGGCCTCCGCCGCAGTGACGGACACACTTGTAGACGTGCTTGGTGCCGTCCATCTTGTACGAGCCGTCGGCGTGCTTGGCGTAGGTCCAGTCAGCTCCTGCACCGCCGGAGCCGGTAGCGCAGGCGTGCTTGTAGATCTGACCGTGACCGAAGCCGTGGTTCGAGCAGTGAGCCGGAGCAGCCTGGGCGACCGGTGCGATACCGAGCCCGAGACCAGCCGCGAGGATGCCCGCGGCAGCGATAGTGCGTAACATAACAGTGCCTTCCTGATGGTGGGTGTGCGACCGACGGGGTTGGTTTCTCAGGCCTTAGCCCCGCCGGTCGTTCTCTTTCAGACGACTTTACTCGTAACCGGGTTACGTGTCAAGCGCGAGTCATTCCCACTCGATTTTGTTGTAGCCGTCTCCGCCGCTACCTGCGTTTGATCCGCCCGTGTTTACGGCCCCGTCGGTCCCCCTGCCGCCGTTCCCCGCGGGGCCGGAGCTGGTTCCGTTGCTGCCGCCGCTGAAGCTGTTGTCATTGGAACGCACGCCGCCCCCGCCGCCGCCGCCAGCGCCTGAACCGTTCGTCCGGCTTTGCCCGCTAGAGGGGCTGGAGCCGCCGTTGCCGCCTTTACCACCTGTATAGCCTGTTGCGGATACGCCGGAGATGCTGGTTGTACCGCCGGCCCCGCCGCTTCCGCTGGCCGACGAGTTAGTACCCCTCACACCCGCTGCCCCTCCGCCAGCCATCAGGTGAACGCTGCCGGACGAGAACACAGTCGAGCCGCCGTCGGCGCCGTTTTTGCCATCGGACGATCCCGCCGCCCGCGCTCCACCGGCGCCGCCGAGGCCCCGGGTGAGGGTAAACGTCGAGCCGAGCAACGCACGTGGAATCCAGACGCGGCCGATGTAGCCACCGCCACCACCGCCCCCGCCGCCGTAGCGGTAGCCGGAGTTGGACCGGCGTCCGGAGCCACCGCCACCACCGCCCCCGCCGCCGTAGCGGTAGCCGGAGTTGGACCGGCGTCCGGAGCCACCGCCACCACCGGCGCCGCCGAGGGTGACCCAGCAGCCGGACGCCCCGTCCGGGACAGGCTCGTCGATCAGGTTGGCGTTCTCGATGGTGTAGCCCGAGAACGGAGGGGTCGGCGGCCAGATGCGGGTGCTACCGCGGTAGATGGCGGCGGGGATGTCGCCCACGTAGACGCCTATGATCTCGGTGCCGCCTACGTACACACCCATCAGGGGATGACCACGTAGACGGTGTTGGTGTCCTTCGAGGACAGAGCGTCGAACGCGGTCTGCGTCAGCACGCGCAGCGACTTACCGCCCAGCGCCGTCTGCAGGGCGTTGAACTCCTCGCCCAGCTGGTTGAGAAACGCCGCGTTGACCTTCTGCCCGGACAGGTCCACCCAGTTTTCAGGTAGTGCCATGCGAGCTCCTAGAATTGGATGATGCCGTCGGCGTGCCAGAGCACGTACACGTCGGCGCCGTTGGGGATGATCTGCTGGTATTCCTCGGAGTCGAGGTAGGCGACTAGTGTCGACGTCGCCGGGTCGCCGGTGTCCTTGAACAGGACCACCGCCTCGCCGATGCTGCCTTCGGGCTCGACGAACACGGTCGTGCCGGCCTTCATCCAGCCGGACGCCGAGACCGACTTGGTGTCGAGGCTCTCCGAGATGGCGATGACCGCCGCGGTCGGGATGTCCTCCAACACCTGGTCGGTGGCGTAGTTGACGGTGTATTCGTCGGCGTCGATGAACGCTAGCTTGAAGTCGTCCGTCAGCCAGTTGAACTGGGCCTTAGCCGCCTCAACGCGGACGGCGCTGTACAGGTCAGACAAGCTGTCTCCTAGATCTCAAATGGGACGGACGCAGGCACAACGTTCTCGTCGGGCTCACCGCCACCGCCGTCGGGTTGGGTCAGCGACGGGGCGCGTACCGAGCCGGAGAACACGCGGGCCGGCCGGAAGTGCCAGGGCACGTGCTCGGTGGACTCGATGTCCAGCAGGTAGGCGATCTGGTAGAACAGGTCCACCGCGTCGACGTGCGCCGCGAAGTTGTTCAGCATCACGCCGATGACCGAGCCGTCGGTCTCCTTGTAGAACAGGACCGCGATGTAGCCGCCGAGGTTACCGACCCAGCCGCGCCACGAGCCCCAGCGGAGGGCGTTCAGACCGAAGCCCATCCAGCCCGGCCCCTGGTGAGGGCCGTCCGGCTCGTAGAACACGTACGTCGAGAAGATCTCCTGCTGCAGCTGCCGCATCTCCTCGGACAGAAACACGCCCTCATAGAGCGCCTTGCCGAGCTTGAGGAAGTCGGCCATGGTGCCGGCCAGGGAGCCGGCGGCGCCGGACCAGGTCGTCGATACCGCGGTGAACTCCAGGTCCTGGGACGTCGGGTAGCCGAGGAACGCCGCGAGGAACGCGAATGGTCCGAGGATCGCCTGGATCTGCGGGAGCGCCAGGTTCGGGGTCCAGCCCCGGACATACGGCGGGTTCATGTAGTTCGTCGTCGGCCAGTGCAGCGACGGCACGTCGACCGCGTCCTGCCACTCTTGCACGACGATCTGATCGACCGTCCGGCCGTCGTTGTAGACGGACTCCAGGACCTTGCCCAGCAGCCACGAGGCCGCGTTCGAGTACGACGAGGACTCGCCGGGGGCGAAGTTCACCACCGAGTTACGGATGTAGTTCAGTGGGTCGAACGAGTTGGTCGGGCTGAGGAAGTACGTCTGCTGGACCGCGGGGTCTGTCATCCAGTCTTTGAGCCCGTCCTGGAACAGCAGCAGCTGCCGGATCGTGATCTGGTCCCCGTTCGGGACGCCGGTGACGAACTCGCTGATCGTGTCGTCCCAGTCCATCAGCCCGTCGTCGATCGCTTTGAGGATCAGGGTGTGAGTGAACATCTTCGAGCACGAGCCGTACCGGAAGTTCTTCTCCAGCGTCAGCGGAGCGTTCGAGGTGCGGTCCCCGCCGTACGCTTTGTAGTACGACCCGGTCGGAGTTTCGATCCCGATGATCGCGCCGTCAGCGACCCTGCCTGACGTTGGCTTGATCTTCGCCGCTACCAGCGCGTCGATCTGCGCCCGGACCACCGGGTCCAGCGGGTCAGCCGGAGACAAAGCGTCGGTGACAGCTTCCGCCTCCAGCTCAGCCAGCGTCTTGGGCTCCGACTCGTTACCCGCCATGTCGATAGCGGTGATCGTGATCTGCTCGGAGTAGTCGGTATCCGGAGTCAGGCCGGTGATAGTCACCGACCCGAGCTCCGTAACCGGGGATGTGTTCTGTCGAACGCCGTTGCGGTAGACGTTGTAACCGCGAAGTCCGCTAGGCATCGTCGACAGCTCCCGAGGGTGTGATAGTGATCGAGGTGGACGTCGCAGACACGTCGACGTGCAGCGCGGAGGTGTTCGGAGGCGTCACGTCGCCTTCGCCGTCGCCCACGACCTCACCGGGCAGAGCGCCCTTGCGGAACTGGACAGCCGCGCACGCGGGTCCACCGGGACCACCTTGGGTGTAGATACCGAGCCAGTGACCGCCGTTACCGCCGCCGCCAGGCTTGGTACCAGCGCCGCCGTACGCGTGCTGATCACCGCCAGCGGCCAGCTTCAGGCCGTTGTATTCGACTTCCTCGATGCCTTTACCGACCGGCTTGCCGAGCGCCACAGGGCGCTGACCGGAGCCGTTAGATCCGTTGGCAGCGGACACCTCGAACCCGGGGATCGACAGCTCAGCGCCGTCCCACTCCAAGATCGTGGTGGTGCCGGAGAAGTGCTCGCCGCGGGTCCAGGTCACGGTGTTGACGCCGCCGGGCTGACCCGGGTTGCCGTAGAACCCGAGGAACCCATCGGCACCCTCGCCGCCCTTACCGGTGACGATCGCGTCGATGCGGTCGCACCACGCCGGGACCGGGATAGCCACAGGCTTCTCGAAGAACTCGACCTGCGGGTCGTGGTGATCCGAGCCGGTGCCGGTGTCCACCGCGATACCGACGCGGGGGACGTTGTCGGTCCAGGCGACGTCGGCTTTGTCCAGCGTGGCCGGAGGAAGAGAAGGCGTCGACAGCGAGCGGGTAGCCCCGACGTTGCCGATCGGAGCGCCGTCGTTGTCCGGGAGGTTGAAGTCCCGGCCGCGCATCGTGTGCGTGCCGCCGACGGCGATGAACTCGTACGCCAGCAGGTCGCCGGCTACAGCCGCGATCGGGGTAGTGAGTTCGTAAGCCATGTTCGCGCCGGGGGACGCGGAGCCCGCCAGCAGACCCGCGATGTTCTCGGACTGGTGGATCAGCTCGCCCAGCTCCGGGTCAGAGCGGTCGTCGACGCAGCGGTAGACGTTGATGTAGAACTCGGTGATGCCCGAGGTGCCCCAGCCGATCCAGGTGATCAGGCCGATAGGCATCGACTGCTCGATGACGTCGAACGCGATGATCGAAGTGCCGGGGGCGACCGAGACCGTGGAGTTCAGGGTGTCCAGGTCGAAGTTGCCGCGCTCGGACTTGTACAGCCCGGACTTCGGCTTCTTGTTGTTCTGGATACCGAGGATGTCCCAGGCGAACCCGCCGCGGGCAGCCGCCGAGGAGATCTGCTCGATCAGCGACTGGAGATCCGAGATCCCCGCACCGATGCCGGTGACACCGACGATGCCCGAGACGATCGCATCGACGATGCGCTTGATGGTCTCTTCGATCGACCCGCCACCGAGCACACCTCCGATCGCGCCGGGGCGGATGTTGGTCAGCGAGAAGATCAGGTCTTCGATCGTGTGGCCGATGTTCAAGGTGCCGGTGAGCGCCTGGACGATAGCGTCGATCACCGCGCCGATACGCGCAGCGGCGTGCTCCAGTTCGTCGCGCAACTCTTGCGGGAGATACGAGAGGATCTGCTCCAGCACCCGCGGGGTCTCGCGGATCGCACCCATGATGGCGTCGACCGCGCCGGCGACGGTGTTGAACGCGCCTTCCAACACGTTCGGGATGAAGTCTTTGAACTTCTGCAGCGCTTCCAGCGGCAGGCGCAGCAGCAGCTGCGGCAGCACCAGCAGCGCGTTGGCCGGGTTGAAGTCCGGGACCTGGAACAGCGACCGGGCGATGTCCTCGGTCATGTCCTGGCCGTAGCGATAGTCGCCGCCGCCGATGACGAACGCGCCGTCTGGAACGTCAGGTACCCACTGGTCGTCAGCCACTAAGACCTCCGTTACATATCAAGTTCAGAGCAGCAGCTCGGCCGGGGGAGCCGGAGGCTTCCGTCCCGGGATGTGCTTGCTGATCCACGACTGCAGGACGCGGATGTAATCGATCGACAGCTGCAGCCGGGTCTTGGTCGTGTAGTTCTCTTCTTCGAGCTGGTTGACGCGCACGGTCAGGTCCGCGATCTCCGCTTTGAGCGGGGCGATCAGAGTCACCGCGGTCTCGACGAAGATCTGCGAGGCCTCCGCCTCGGTCTTCTCGATCTCGGCGGGCTCCCGTCGCCGGGAGCGCCACTTCTCGCCGTAGATACCGATCGCGATGCCCGCAGGACCGCTAGCCACCGCCAACCAATCCAGGACCTCGGTCACCGTTTCGTAGGGGTGACGTGGCGGCGGATCACGAATCCGAGGACGAACGGTGCAGCCACCGCGTAGATAGCGACCGCCTGATCGATCCACGAGACGTCGAACGTCTTACCGAGGACGAACCCGGCGAAGCCCAGGCCCGCGGCCACAGCGCCGCGCAGCACCGCAGGCTCAGGGACGTACTCCTCGATACCTTCGATGTCACCGTCTTTGTCCAAGTCCCAGCCCAGGTGCGGGATCTCGAAGCCGCCTGTGTCCAGCTCAGCGAGGTCCATCTCTTCGGTAGGCAGGTCAGACACGTGCAACGGCTGGGTGTCTTCCAGGTCTGGCATAAGCGGGCCTCTCATTCGACCGCAGCCTGATGCTGCGGCAGTGGTGCGGTAGGAATCAGGCCCATTTGCTTGTAGATGTCGAGCTGGGCTTGCTGCTCTTGCTGGGTGAGCGTCCGAGGATCTTGGACACGGAACTTCGGAGGCTCCGGGGTATCCGAGGGAACCCACTGCGCAGCGGGGTTGTAGTGGCTCCGCGGCCCGCGGGCGGGAGCCTGGAACTTCTTGGTCTGCTGAGGCAGCTTGCTGACGTGGATGTTGCCGCTCTCGTCAGCGAGCCGCCGCAGAGAGTCCACATGCACAATCCCGAGCTCCGTGAAGTGCTTCGACCAATACTTGGCCATCACCGGGTTAGACAGCGAATGTCCTCCGGACGGGTGGGGGAGTCCCCAGAAAGCCCAGGCGAGGGCTTCCTCCGGCTTGTCCGGGTCGGCGTGTTCTTGGGTCAAGGGTTTGTGCATGTGGCGGGCTCTCTTCGTTACGTATCAAGCTCGGCTGCTACAGAATGCCGAGCTGTCCGAGGTTGGAGTTGATGTACTGGATCAGTTCAAACGCCTTGAGGATCGGGTCCTCGGGCTCTTTGTAACCGATCGTGATGGTCCAGCCCTTCGGGCCGTCGGACGTCCACTCGTAGGTGAGCTTGGTGACCCGCTCCACGAAGATCGTGTACGGATCGGGGTAGCCGAGGACCGTGGTGCCGACCCGGTCACCGAGCCAGAAATGCCCGTGACCACGCTCACCGATGATGTACGGGGCAGCGTCGGACACCTGGATCTCGTGCGAGTGCTTCGCCCGGGTAGCCCACTGCTTAGCGCGGGCCGCCATGATCGCGGAGATCGTGAACGCTTTGTCAGCGCCGTCGACCCAGCCCTCGTTATAGTGGAAGTCCCCGAGGCCGGTGACGATGTCCTCCAGGCCAGCGATCGGCAGGCTCAGGCCTGCTGCGCGGAGCGTGGGAATCTCCATGAACGCGAGGATCACGTTCTCGTACAGCGGACGGGCGACCGCGTCCATGATGCCGCCGAGCGGCGGGAGGTCGATCGCGCCACCGAACGCGCCGAGCGTGGCTAGCTGGGAGTTGATCAGCGACGTCAGGAAGTCGCCGCCCATGTTGATGCCGGCCGAGATGATCTCGTTCACCCCGGGCATCGACTGCCCTCCGAGCACGAACGACGTGTCCGTGGCCTCGGTGTAGGTGAACTTCGAGGACTCGATGCCGGTGTACGGGGACTCCATGAACACCACGTGCGGAGCCTTCGGGTACGTCCCGAGGAACCCCGGGGTGTAGTACTCACCCGGGTAGGTCGGTAGACCGGTGTAGATGTCGATGCCCTCGGTCATGCCGTCCGACGCGATGTTCATCACCGCGCGGACCAAGCCGGTCAGCAGCGACCCGCCGAACGCTGTCTCCGAACCCCACCCGGAGTTATCGACGATGTCCCAGACCAGGCAGCCGTGGCGCAGCGGGATCAGCGAGGCGATGCCCTCGATCAGCGGCAGCCCCAGCTCACCGGACAGCTCCGCGAACGGGTGCGGGTCCTCGCCGTGGAAGTATCGGCGGCACACGATAGTGAGCTGCGAGTCGGCCAGGACGTTCTTCGCGGTGTCGTGGAACGACTTGAACCGGGAGAACACGATCGTCAGCGGAGAGTTGTCCGCGAGGAACGGGAACGGCTTGACGATGTTGCGCCAGTTACCGGGGTTCAGCGAGAACGGGAACCACTCGGAGATGTCCAACGGGTTGTCGGGCAGCGTCCACAGCGAGGACTCCAGGCGGAGGATGTTGACGAACAGCGTCAGCAGCAACGCCCACTTCGCAGGGCCGAACATCACCCACAGCTTCGGGAACTGGAACTCGGGCCGCAGGAACGGGTTCGCCCAGACGTAGATGTGCTTGAGCTCTTCGTAGTCGTGCTTGAACACGACCTCCATGTAGACGTCGCCCTCTTTGGTTCGGACGATGTCGTAGTGGTCCATGCGACCCGTCCACCGGGCACCCTGCTTGTCGAACGAGACGTGGACGTTGCGGCGAGCGCGGCCTTTGTGGGACGCGATCCACTTCGCCAGGTAGTGGTCCAGCGAGATCGTGATCGAAGCGGTGCCGGTCTCGTTCTCGATGAACTCGAACTTGTGGCTACGCTCCCCGACGAGCTGGCCGCGGAGCTTGTAGTCGCCGTCCCAGAGGCGGATCAACGGCGGGGCGATCCGCTCGTCTTCCCGCTTCTGGCGGCGCTTCATGACGGTGTCCCAGAGCTGCTGGTGACCCGCCAGGGTTGTCATGTCTGCGGCGGGAGCTGGCATCAGCTCACCCCGAAGCCGAACCCGCTACGGTCTTCCTCGTAGTACTCTTCGTCGTACTCGGGCTCCTCGGGAGCCAGCTCGAACGAGCCGCCCGTGAGGTTGATGTAGCCTTCCTCGGCCCCGGTGCCTGCGGACTCGAAGCTCAGGACCGGAATCCCGAAAACGCGCAGCGTGTATTTCATTCCAGCCCCCAGGGTCGAGACCAGGCGCGCGGAAGGCGCAGCGTGGCAATCTGCCCGGGGACAGCCCCGGACACGGACAACTTGAACGTGACCTCGCCGGTGTACGGCGGGATGTAGTGCAGGAACCGGACAGAGTTCATCCGCTCCCAGATCGGGGAACCGGACTCCGAAGACACCTGCTCCTCGCGAGGGTCGGAGTCGACGACGACGTTCTCAGCCGGGTACGTGTAGCCCTCGCGGAGAACCACCACGCGGCTGCCGACCTCGTACCCGCCGGTCAGCTCGTCCGTATCGACCGTCATGGTCGGGACGTCCACGCCTTGCAGGTCGTCGGTGAACCGGACGACGTACGGGCGGCCGCCGTCGACGTTGGTAGCGGTCTCGATCGAGAGGTCGTCGCCTTCCAGACCGGAGGCGTCACCCACCAGCTGCGGCAGGTTCAGACCGCCAGCAGCACGCTGGAACGACACGACGTACAGCCGGTCACCGTCCTGCTCGGTGGTCACCTGGACATCGAGCCCAGCACCTCCCGAGAGCGTGCCGACATCACCGGTCATCTCGTCGATGTCGATACCGCCGACGCCTTTGCCCGAGGCGTTACCGTCGAACAAGCCGCCGATGAAATCGATGATCCCCGAGATGATGTCGGTGATGACGCCCTGACTCTGGGCTTCGCCGAACGTGATGCGGTACGGCGAGTAGAACCACTCGTTCAGACCCTCGACCTTGACGTAGTTACCGTCGATGTTCGGCAGGTCCGCGATCCGGGCCGCCACCGTAGCCGGCGGCGCGTTGTACGCGATCGGCTCCGTGGTCTGCCCGTCGAGCGTCAGCGTGAACGAGCCCGAGGTCGGTTCCCCGACCAGCTCGACCAGCTGGACCTCGTTGATCTTCGTAGACTTCACCCTGACGTCGGCGGAGCCGATCGAATCCAGCCCCACCAACGCGCCCTGAAGGTCGGCGTCGGAGGCGTTGAACGGGATACCGACCGTGGTCTCCGAGCCCAGCGACAGCGTGAACGTGCCGCCCAGAGCACCGCCTTTGAGGCGAACCGTCTGGACCTCGTTCGTCGCCCCGCCGAGAGACACCTCGACGTCGTTGGCGGAGATACCCGACAGCGCGATCAGCGCAGCGCGGACCTCGTTCGGGGTCGCGTTGTACGCGATCGGCTCGGTCCACTCATCGCCGTACCCGATCTTGAACGTGCCGCCGGTCGGGCGTCCGTCGATGTAGATCTGCTGGACTTCCTCGACGCGCAGACCGCCGATCTGCCCGGGCATCCGGATACGTCGGGTGCCGAGCGACGGGTCCTCGTCCTCGTCGAGATCGAGCTTGTAATCCGGGACCGTCCACAGCGTGGCCGGGGACTTCGGAGCACCGAGCCACGGCAGACCGGGGATGTACGGCTCGGCAGGCTTCTCCGACGACCCGGGCAGCGTCCACTTCGCCCAGATGATGTTGTCCGTCGGGTTCGCGTTCGGGACCGTGATCTCGATGTCCTCGACCGGAAGCTCCGACTGCGGCCACGGCCACGGTAGCGGGTTCGGGTCGAACGTCGTATCCTCTTGGACCTCGATCGGGTAGACGACATCGTCCTCGTACCAGAACGGGTCGCCAGCGACGACGACCATCTTCGTAATGTTGACCTCGCGACCTCGCGGGTCGGTGACCATGTCAGTCGTCGGGGACTCGAACAGCCGCACCTTCAGGTAGCGGTGCCCGGACTCTCCGGTGGTGATGTGGAGCTTCGCGTCGCGCTTGAACGACCACGCTTTGCGCCACGCCGAATCCCGGCGCAGCCAGGTCTCGTCGTTCTCGTCGTTGAGGATCTCGACGCCGAACACCAGGTCGCGTCGGAGGACTCGGTGGTTCAGGTACCGAGCGCCGGGGAAGTTCCCCGGCTCCTCGTACGTCGCCTTCACCGGAGGGTCGAGCAGACCCGTCACCTCGGTAGCGAGGTAGATCCCCTCGGTGCCGTTGGTGAGGTCGAACCACTCACCGTTGACACCTTCTAGTTCGACGAGGGTATCGGGGTCCAGCAGTCTGGAAGCCATGTAACTCCTCGTTACGTTTCAAGTTAGCGGCGTGTGTAAGTGAGCGCTTGCTTATTCACTTCGTTGTTCTTCACCGCGATAGCGTCGTCAACCGAGTTGACCTGGATGTTCATGACGTTCCCGAGCGCCTGGGTGCCCCAGTCGACCGCGGCGTTCAGACCGTTGGTGAGCGCGCCCCCGCCGATGCCGAGGTCGCTCATCGCCTGGTCGAGGTTCGCCCGAGCGAACCCGGCGACAGCGTCGGTACCCTGCTGCCAGGTCGAGGCGATCTGCTCACCGAGGAACTGAGCCAGCGTCTTCTGCTCGCCCATCTGCCCGGTCTGCTGCTGCTGCAGCTTGAGCTTGTCCTTCTCCAGCGCGATCTGATCCTTCTGTGCCTGGATCTGATCGATCTGGTCTTGGATCGCCTTCTTCTCTTCCTTGGTGCCCGCGGCGTTCTTGTCTACCTTTAGCTGCTTGCGCTGAAGCTCTAGCTGGTCGTATGCCATCTTGAGCTCGTCGAGCTGGCCTTTGACGTCGTCGCCCAGAAGCGATGATCCGGAGGCGAGCTCTGCGGTAGGCGCTGTCAGGGACGAGGTCAGATCCCTAGAGGCGGTAGCGGTCGATTCCAGCGATGTCTGCAACCCGCTGAGGTCGCCTTGCATGCTGCCGAGGTTGAACGCCAGCGACGTGGGAGCGGTGCCGAACGTCTCTTTGAACGCTGAGAAGATCTGCTTAGCGATCTCACGGGCGCGATCCAGGACCGGGTCCAGGCCGTTCTCGATGCCGGTACCGAGGCCTTCCATCAGCGCCTCGCCGGCGGGGATCAGCTCTTTACGGTCCTTCGGGAGCGGGCCCTTGACCGCGGCAATCTTGGCGGCGATGCCGGACGCGAAGTCCAGTACCGCAGAGAGGCCAGCCTTGATACCGGACAGCAGACCGTCCATCAGGGCTTTACCCGCGGCCACCAGGATCGAGCCGAAGTTACCAGCAGCGGCGGCGATCTTCCCGCCGAGAGCTTGGACCTCCGCCACAACCTGCTGCGCGCCAGAGGCGGCTGCGGAGACCATCTGGGAGAACGCGGTTTGCACCGCAGACACCGCCGCCGAGAAGGCGTTGGCGATGACCGAGCCCATCGAGCGGAAGATGTTGCCCGCGGTGTTAACCACGTTCCGAGCGCCGTTCGATACGGCAGCGCCGACCATAGAGAACGCTGAGGTAGCGTTCGCGGTGATCGTGCTCCAGAGAGAAGACAGCAGCCCCGGAAGCGTCATCATCGCTGAGCGGATACCGGTCACCGCGGTGACGGCCATCGAGGGAATCGAGTTCCACACCTCGGCGGCCTTGAGCTTGACGCCCTCCCAGGCGGTCGGGATCTGCTTGATCAGCTCGATCGCACCCTGAATCTGGATCGGCGCGAAGTCCATGACGCCGTTGGCTTCACCGTCCGACAGACCCGGCACCTTCGAGAACGCGGCAGCCAGGCTGTTGATCAGGTCGACCAGCGTCGAGATCGACGCGATCAGACCATCGAGCTCCGCTTTGAAGGACTGGATCTTCTGTGGGTCGGAGAAGAACTCCAGGGACTTGTTTAGGATGTCGACCAGTCCGCCGCCAAGCATCTGCAGCGTGTCACCCAGACCCGACATAGCGTTGTCGAACTTCGACACGCCGTCCGGCCCTGCTGTCGTGAAGTCCGTGACCCACTTCGAGAAGGACTCGCCTGTGCGGTTGATCCAGTCGGCGATAGCAGGGAGCTTGCCGCTGAACTTCTCAGCGAGGTTCAGCAGTCCGTCGACGAACGATGTGAGGCCGGGAGCGGATCGGGAGATAGCCGCGCCGATGTTCGAGATCAGGGACTCGATACGTCCGAGGCCCTCGCCGGAAGTGACCGAGTCGACGATCGACTTCGCAACATCCGCCATGCCCTGAGTGACCTTGGGCAGGTTCGCGGCCAGGGTCGGGATAGCCTTACCGAGCTGGTCGAACACCGGGCCGAACTGGTTCTCGACCGCGGCAGACATCGACTCTTTGAGCCCGTCGAACGCGGGCTTGAGCCTCTCGGCGGCGCGCTTGAACCCGTCGATGCCTAGTGCGAGTGCGCCGATAGGAACGGCTACTGCGGCGATCAGCCCGGGCAGTGTGAGAAGAGCGGCTGAGATAGCGCCCAGCGTCCCGGCGATCAGCGGAGTCAGCGCCGCCGCTGCCCCGAGGATCAGCATGTACCCCGTGGGGTTGATTCCTGATCCGAACGACGGAGCTTTCAGACCGCTCAGAGAGTTCGACAGTCTGTCCAGAAGCCCTCGGTCCACGTCGGCCTGGACCTTCACGCGGGCGGACATGCCAGCTGTGCTGGCCGCCACCTCCTGCCGGAAGTTCCCCATGTCCGGCTCGACCGGGATGTGGACCTTCATCTTCTCGGCGGCTTCGACAGCCGCCTTCAGCTCGCGGTAGAACCCGTCGAGGTCAGGGGTCACCTTGATACTTAGGCGGCCGACCTCTTTCCCTGCAGCCACGAGCTACCTCACTATCTGCCCGTTGCCTGGGCCTTCCGATTGCGGGAAGCAGCCATACGCATGGCCGCGACGGCTCCGAACGAGCCGGGTTTGTACTTCTTCGCCTTGTGCGGCTTCACGCGGGGAACCGGGAACGGTTCGGGCGGGGTCAGCCTGCGACGCTTGTCCTTCGGCGTGTTCGCCAGTAGGTACATGAACTTGAGTGCTCGGATTTCGTTGACCAGCGCCGCGGTGGTGTACGTCTGGTCATCCCAGCCGCGGAACTGAGGCCCGCCCTGTTTCTCGGACCAGAACCTGCCCTCCCGGGGCAGCTCTTTGATAAGCGCCAGGACCTGGATAGGCCCGAGCCGGGAGGCGGGATCGAACAGATCCGCGAGGTTCAGGTGGTACTCAGACCGGAAGTCCGCGTACAGGGCGTCGCCGTAGTCGTCGATCAGTCCTCCGAGCTGGAGGCTTCCCCCGCCTGCGTCTCCTCCAGCCAGTAGTTGAGGATCTTGGTGGCGAGGGCGACGTCCTCGTCGACGGCGTCCATCAGAGTCTCGGAGTCGCGTCCCGCAGCCAGTTCGAGGATCTTGAAGACTGCGTCCGTGAGCTTCTCGGCGTCAGCCTCGGTCTTGTCGCCGTCGGCTTTGTCGTTGATCGTCCGGATGGCTTCGAGCTGCGTAAGGATGTCTTTGCGCACGTCTTTGCGGAGGCGCATCACGTTCTTGAGGGACACGGTTGTGTCCTTGGAGATCTGCACCTGAACCGGCGCGCCGTACTCGCGGTCGGCTTCCTCTCGGATGGTGTCGAGGGTCAGAATCTTGCTCATAGGTGGCAGGCCTTTCGATTGGTGGCGGGCTAGGTAAAGCGGGAGGTGGGGAGCCGCCCAAGGCCCGCCAAGGTGTGCAGGCGGCTCCCCGTTTGACACGGGTTACGTGTCAAGTTCGAATCAGGCGACGTCGACGGTTACGCCGGAGCCGCCCGTGGTGCTGTCAACGCCCAGCGCAACAGCCAGCGGACCCGTGATCTCGAAGTCCGAGCCGTCGGCCGTGACCGTCCACGCAGACTCGGCGACACCGTCATCGACGGCACCGATCGCGGTCTTGATCGCGGAAGCGTTGGCGTTGTAGGCGATGTCGTCGGTGGCCTTGCCGCCGACCAACAGGGTGTAGTCACCACCGGTAGCACCGCCCAGATCGAGCAGGTACACGACCGGATCGTCAGCGGCGTTGAACCAGTCCTCTTCGATCCACTCGTACAGGTTGTACGACTGGTAGTCGAGGAAGGTCGCGCGCACCGGCAGAGCGCCGAACTCGTCGGTCGCCAGCGAGATCGCGTCCTCGCGCTTCAGCGAAGCCTTACGGGCGTGGAAGCCGAGGCGAACGTCGTTGTCGACGATCACGATCAGCAGCGCACGCTCGTTCACGACCGAGCCGGACTTCACGCCGAAGATGCCGGGGGTAGCCGACTGGTTCGGGCCGAAGTACAGCTCCAGAGCCGACTCGTCGAACTGGGTCAGGTTGATGACCACGTAGTCCGCGATCTCTTCGGTCTCGACCTCGCGCAGCTTCTTCTTCTGCCACGAGCCGCGGACCTCGGAGTCGCCGCCGTCGAAGCCGAACTCGGGCAGATCATCCTCGGAGGTGTGTCCGACGAGATCCCAGCCGGTGCGGTCCCACGCCTCGGGGTGCTCCAGGTCGATCAGCTTGAGCTGAGAAGGGGTAGGTGCCGCCGTGCCGACCGCAGCGGTGTACACGTACCCCCGCGCGGCAATGAGGACGGCATCATCTTTCAGTGCCATTTGGTTCCTTAGTTCTTAGGGGGCCGGATGCCGAGTCGGATCAGGCCGAAGACGCGCCAGGTCCGGTCAAACGGTGACGGGCCGTGGGACGCGCCCAAGGTCTCGGTCAGCGAATGCAGATAGCCGGCTGGCGTTTTGGTTTGAAGACGTGCAGCGCGGTACAAGACCTCTAGGGCGTCCTCGTACATCTGCTCGGTAGTGGGCAGGTCAGCCGCTGAGTAAGCGGTCATCTCGACCACCGGCTGCGTGAACAGCGTCGGATGCTCCGGGCTGCGGGTACCGCCTACGCGACGGACGGTGATCAGCGGGAACGTGCGGGAGTCGATGTCCTCGACCCACGTCCCGACATGCACACCCGCCAGAGACGGGACAGTGCTGATCGGATTGGACAGGTCCTCGTGGCCCCGCAGGATCGGGAGCACGACCTCACCGACGATCGGAAGCTTGCCAGCCATGCGCTACCCCCTCTTCCCGCGCTTAGCGCCGGTAGAGATAGCGGTCTGGCCGCCGAACCCGGCGGCACCGGTGAGGATGTACAGCCCCTGCGGAGCCTTCGTGACGCGGCCGTACTTCTCCGGGTCGAAGACACCGGACGGGTAGTGCCCGTACTCGATCGACTCGGGGCTAGGGGCCTCCATGTTGACGTAGGCATCCACCGAACCGTTGGTCCGCGTGATCTTCGTCAGATGGTCCGGGCCGTGGATCTTCTCCCACTGCGTGCTCGCACGAGCGGCAGCCAGGTTGGCCTTCGCCCGGTCAGCGACCTCGTCAGCTTCGGAGCGCATCTCGTGGACCACACCGGGCAGGTGCGACACGACTTTGTTCAGACCGGATCGCCCGTAGTACAAAGGCATCAGAACCTCCGAACCACGTATTCGAGGCGGGCGGTGCGGCGAGAGCCGTTGTAACGACGAGGGTCGCCGTACACACCCCAGCGCTCACCGCGCCACACAACCTCAGACCCGGACTTCAACTCGGTCGTGAACGACCGGGGGAGCCGCATCGTGTAGACCTGCTCGGTCACGTCGCCGATGTCGTCCATCTCCGCCCGACGGGCAGACGTGCCCGACTGGTTCTGGATCTGGAAGCGAGCGACTGTCTCGACGCCGGTGGCAGAAGGGCCGACCAGGGTGTTGCCCAGCCGGTCCTTCCGAGTCACCTCGGGGTACACCGTTACGGGCTCGTAGTTAGCCCCGTCGTCCAGAAGCCCGCTCATCAGTAGCCCCAGTACAGCGGGGAACTCTGCTGGAACACCTGCCACTCGACCGAGCCGAACGCCGGGTATTCACCCGAGCGCTCCAGCGGAGTCTTCGGACGGACGTTGAGCACGCCGACGTTCTTGGAGAGCCCGAGCTGAGCCCACTCTTTGTCGGTGATCTCGATCGCTCCGGTGTTCAGCCGCCAGTTGAGCTGGTACGAGTAGTTGCCGTCGGTCTCACCGATGTAGCCGTCGGGGTTGCGGATCAGGCGCGTGACCGCGGAGGCCTCGACCTTGATAACCCGCTTGAGGTAGTCCTCGTCCTCGGCTTTGTCGTCCAGGTCAGGGATACGAGAACGGATCTCGATCTCGGCGTCCTCTAGGAACGTCTCGACCTGGGTCTCTTCGTCATCGGTCAGCGGCCGCCCGAGCCGCGCGACCACGTCGCTGGGCTCGGCGTATGCCATCAGGCCATGCCCTCGACAGTGGACTCGAGATCACCGAGGCGCTTCTCCAGCTTGGCGATAGCCTCTTGGACGGTGTCGTCAGCAGCGACAGCAGCAGGAGCAGCAGCCGGCTCGTAGTCCTCGTCCATAGCAGCCGGGGCGAACCCGGTCAGGTCGGTGAGCTTGGCCACGATCTCGGAGTCGCTGAGCGAGCCGAGCCATCCGCGGACCACCGCACCGTTGTAGGGGTGGGTCATGAAAACCTCCAAAGGTAGCGACACGGCGGCGGGACCCTCCGGGGAGAGCCCCGCCGTTACGTATCAAGGTCGGGACAGAATCAGGCTTCCGGGTCTTCGTCGTCGACGAACTTGACGAACGCCTGCTTGTCACCGAGCAGCCATCCGAAGGTGACCTCGATCAGGATCGCGATCTGGTTGGTCTGCCACATCGAGACGCTCTTCGAGTTGGCGTCAGTCAGGGTGGCGGTGTCCGACATCTTCACGCGGATCTCATCGGCGAAGCCGAACTTCAGCTGCGAGAAGTCGCCGCCGATGATGCGGGTCTTGGTGTCGGTCGCAGCGCCCAGGTCGCCGCCGACAGCGCGGCCGAACTGAGCCGGGAGACCCAGGACGTCGCCGGTCATGGCGGCCAGGTTGATGCGGCTCGGGTCCACGTTGCCGTTGGCATCGCGGTAAGCCTGCGCACGGAGCAGGTGAGCGCGGAAACGCGGGTCGACGGCCCAGGCGTTGAACTCCACGTCGGTGTTGGACGAAACGAGGTCGTAGCCATCGAGCAGGCGGTCCAGCAGCGGGTTGCCTGTTTCCTGCAGGTAGTCAACGTTGGTCGTGTTGGCGATCACGTTGTCGGAGTCGATGCCCTGGAGCGCCGAGCCGGTCAGCGGAGACTTGCCATGGAACACAGCGAGGTCGATACCGCGGCCGATGGCGTAAGCCAGGTCGCCCTGCAGCTTGGTGTACAGGCCGGACGGGTTCATGCGAGCGAACTCTTCCGACACGGTGACGATGGTCGCCAGCTTGATCGGCGAAACCGAGCGGGTGTCCCACGCGGTACCGGACAGCGGCTTGACGCCGCCTTCTCGCTGCTCGTTCGACGTACCGACGCCGACCTGACCCACCTCGGGGCGCTTCACGGTCGTGGGGATGATCGTCTCACCGTACGAGATCGGGATCATCTCACCCATGCGCAGGACGAGCGAGCTCTCCTGGGCCTTGTCGAAGATGGGGCCGACGATCTCCTTGGGGAGCAGGTCGGAGGGGACGTGGGCCAGACGGCCCTGGTGGTTGCTGCCCGCGGTGTCGGGAGCGAGTTCTCCAAGAGTTGCCACAGGGGGCTCCTTACTTGCCTAGTTGGGTTTGCATGAGCGCGGTGAAGGCCACCGCAGGGTCGTTGCTCGGGGCTTCTGTGCCGAGGCCTTGCGAGCGGTCGACAGCGGCCACGGGGCCGTTCTTGAGGCCGAACAGGGTCTTGAGGCTCTCGGCGTGCGTCTTGAGCGCTTCCTCCGAATCGCCCTGCAGCGTGTTCGCGAACGTGAACAGCGGCGTGGGATCGGGGGTGAGGGCCTGGACCGCGGTCACCAGACGGTCGAAGTCGTGCTGCTTCTCGGACGCGGAGGTAGCCGCCTGGGCTGCCTGGGCTTCGAGAGCTGCGAGCTTCTCCGCGAGACTGTCGCGCTCGGTCTCCACGGTGCGGAGCTGAACTCGGTAGTTCGCGGCCTCGGTGTTCGCCTTCGAGAGCTTCTCGCGAGCCCAGTCAGGCAGGTCCTCGCTCTTGGGAGCGGGGGCCGCCGGAGCCGGGGCAGCGGGAGCTACGGGTTCGGGCGTCGAGGGGGTGTCGGTGGGTTCGGTCATCTGTGCCTCCTGGGCGTGGGGTGACTCCTGCTCCTGGCAGGTCGGTCGGGTTGGCGGGCTAAGCAGCGAGTGCTGCGTACTGCTGTGCTGAGATCTCGCCGCGCTCCAGGCGACGGCGAAGGGCGTTGATAGCCAGCTCGTTACGAGTAAAGGGCTGGCCTTTGTTTTTCCCGCTCTTGTGGACGAGGCCTTCGTCCTCTAGAGCGATGGCTTCCTTGGTGGCTTCTCCCCACAGATCGAGGGCGCGATCGGCAGCTTCTTTGCCGAACCAGTCCTCGTTCCGGAAGACGGGGATCACCTTGCAGTCACACCCGGGGTGCCACTGCTTGATCTCTCCGCTGATGTCAGCGAAGTAGGTCTCCAGGTCTTTGTTCTCGAACAGCTCCAGAGCGTGTTCCGTGTCAAGGTCGAGGCCAGCGGTCTCGGCCCGGACGTACGTAGGTCCGCGGCTGATCAGCATCAGGCACCACGCGCAGGTCTCCCTGCCGGTCGCGACGCGAGCCCAGCCCCGCAAGACGCGGGGTTCCGGGTCGTTCTCGACGGCGTGAATGATCTGCTGGCGGCCTGCGTTCTCCACCTCGCGCACCGCGCGCAGCGTCAGGTGCGTCAGCGCGTCTCCGCGGGTCTCCGCCTGCTGCATCCGCTCACGAGCCGGGTCCATGTTCTCGACGAACTTCTCGAACGTCGTCCCCTCCAGGGGCCGATCGTTACGAGGGAGATCCGGGTGGTGCTGAGCCCGCTGCGAGTCGTAGAACCTGCGAGCGAGTACCGATGCCTCGGTGCGCCGGCGCTGGATCTCGGGGAACAGCAGGTCCAGCAAGCGCAGCCAGTCGAACATCGTCAGCGCGGGCTGAGCGAAGAACCCGGCCACGTTCCTGACGTGCCGGACTACTGCGGCGGAGATGAGGAGCTGCGCGGCGGCGTACTCCTCCGGGTTCACCGGGTCTTGGTCCGGTTAAATCCGGAAGGCGACGTCTGCGTCTCCGTCTTGGTCTCGGTGACCGTCGGCTTCGGCGTGGCGTCAGCCTGGGCTTTCGTCGTGGAGTACAAGGTGTCGATCATGTCCTCGGTCTCCTGCTTGTCCCAGTCGCGCATCTGCTCGCGCTGAGTAGCGGTGTAGCCGAGGTCGATGCGAGCCTGCTCCTTCGGGATCGGCCCCTGGCCGTTGGCGTACAGCTTCGACACAGCGTCAGCCTTAGCGGCGACCGTCGGGGTCGACGGGTCGCGCCAGACTGTCTCCAGCCGGGTGTACTCCTCGGTGACCTCGCGGCCCATGATCTGCATCGCGATCCGCATCGCGCGCTCCCAGGCACCGCCGAAGATCCGGCCTTTACGCTCGGCCATCTTCACGATCCGGGAGTCGGTAGCGATGATGGCCTCAGCCGAGGCGGGGTTCTCCGACGAGGACGACAGGTACTGAGGCGGCAAACCGGTGATAGACGCGGCCTCTTTGCGGAAGACCTCCATCTCCTCGGCGAAGTTCCGCAGCTCGGCAGCCTTGAACTCGGAGATCTTGGCGGCCTCAGAAGCGAGCGTCAGGATGCGTCCGTAGTAGATGTCGAGCGTCGTGTTCTCGCCGTCGTTGGTCAACTCGTCGGTGGTGACACCGGAGATGACGCGGAGCGGGGTGCCCAGGATCTGGGACGCCGACTGCAGGTTCATCAGCGTGCGAGACGCGGCGTCGGTGACCTTGCGCAGCTCCGGAGAGATCTCCGAGCGGCCGTAGCGGTTACCGAGGCGCGGGTCGTTGGTCAGCGGCACGACCGGGACCACACCGAGCCCGTGCTTGATGACGTCCCCGTCGACGACCCACTGATCGTTGAGCCCGCCGTTGCGGCGGAGCGGGACAGTCTCGTCAGGCAGGTACAGCGTGGCTCGATCCGGGACCGCGACGTCGTCGCGCGTCGTGTAGAGACGGACAGCCCGGGTGACCCGGCGGGTGTTGCGCGGGTCCAGCTCGGCGTACATATACAGCGGAGACTCGACCCGGATCAGCGGGATACCCGCGGGGTCTCCGGACTCGACGTCCGGGTGACTGACCGTGATGTACGCACGGCCGAACGTCAGCGAGTCGTCGTGTCCGAGGACCGACTCTTCGTCCAGGTCGTTCGCCTGCCACCAGTTCCAGAGCTCTTCGAGCCCCTCGGAATCCTCCGAGATACGGAACCCCTCGATGTCCAAGCGATCGGACAGAGTGCGGAGGTAGGTAGCGACCCAGCCCGGTTGGACGTCCAGGTAAGCCAGCTCCGGAGGAGCGCCGATCCCGATCGTCTTCAGCCGGCGCGTCCCGTTGCGGTAGGCCTCGGCTTCCAGCAGGTTCGGCAGGTCCCGTGCGAGGAGCCCTTGCAGTCGCTCGACGTGCTCGTGGTAAGTCGTCATCGCAGCAGACCCGCCCCCTTTCCTGTGTTGCTCTTGCTGAGCAGGAAGTCTTGGCGCGAGCCCCAAGCGAGGACAGCCGTCACAGCGGCGTCGATCTTGCGCTTGGATTCTTTGCCAGGTTTCCTGATGCTGATTGCGTCGTATATCGTCGGGTGCTGGTGCGCGTTGGTGATGTGCGCTTTGAGCACCGGGTTGTTGTCGTGTTTGACCTCGCCCGCCAGAACAGCGTCGCGGAACCGCTCACAGTCCAGCGCGAACCGCTTTTGCTGGCCGCGCATGTCGAAGGCGACCGGGTTACCGGGGGAGGCGTTGATCTTCAGCTTTCGCCGGAAGTCCTGACCCCAGGCATCGACCGACTGCTCGAACTCCTTGACGTCCGCGCGCATACCGACGACGTCGTACTTCTCGAACATCGACCGGACGTACGCGTCCACGTCCTGGCGCGGAACCTTGTGGCCCTCGTACTTCTCAGGCACCCAGACCTTCACCAGGAACAGCGCCCCGTCCTCGACCCGGCACGCGGTGAGCGCGGTGTGGTCGTTGGACAGCGAACCGTCGAACCCGAGCGTGATCCGCTCGCCCTTCCTCAGCGGAGGCAGGTTGATGTCGTGGTTACGGTCCCACTCAGACGGTGCGATCCACGACTCCTCAGTCGCGTTGACCTGGTTGAGGAACTTCCGTCGGGACTCGATGACGTCGTTCTTCGCCGTCAGGACCGACATCAGAATGTCGTCGAGCGGGAGCCAGATCGAGTCGCCGCGGGCGATCTCCAGGCCCTTCATGAGCTGGGCGACCCCGGCCTCGTACCCCTCGGGGTCGTCGGACGGGAACGGGATCTCGGAGACCGGCGTGTCAGCCGGGGCTTCCAGGGCGTCGTAGAGGACGCCGGTGTCGATAGCGTCGCCTGCCAGGATGTCCAGCCAGTTCAGGTAAGACATCTCCGCGACGGTGTCGTCGCCGGGCCGGTGAGCGTTGCAGATCGACAAGGTGCGGGCACCGTCGACCTTGGTCATGTTGCCTTCGATGACCTCGGCCATCTGGTGGCCGTCGTTGACCTCGCCGCCGGGGCCTACTCCCCACCACTGCGTCTCGTTCTGGACGACGAACGTCGGGCGGTTACCCTCCATCGACGCGGGGGACGCGGTAGCGGCTTCTAGCCGGCCGCCGATCTCGGAATAGATGATGAAGCGGTTGACGGACAAGCCGTACTCGGTCTTCAGCTTCTTCGAGACCATGATCGGGAACAGCGAGAACGTGTTCTTCGTCTGGTCCTGGGAGACCGCGGCGATCGTGATCCACGCCGCGTGCCGGGTCTTGCCGACCGGGTTACCGTTGTCGTCGAAGTGCGAGAAGGCGACTGGTCCGCAGAGTTCGGCGAGCGCCATAGCGGCCACCAGCGGGTCCTTGCCGTGGCCCTTCATCCTGCGGAAGGTCCCCTCTCGATAGAGGTACTTCCCCTGGTCATCAACCGCATACCACCACGCCAGGAAACGGGCCTGCTCCATAGTGGGTATGAAGGGACCCGAACCGTCCGGGGCTCCTACGTACTCAAAGAGCCAGCTGATAATTCCCCAGCCCAGGGTTTTCTCTGGCAGGTACCAGGACCCGTCGTCGTATTGACGCCACGTGGGACCATGTATGTGGGAGGGCGCTGGTAGGAGCTTCTTCTCAGGCGACTCTTGCAATGTGACCTCGCTTGCTGAGCCGCCACTCCACGACCGTCCGGTCGCGCTTCGATGAGTTGCACGAGATGCAGGCCGGGACGATGTTCCCGATCGAATGCCTGCCGCCCCTAGAGATTGGGACGACGTGGTCCATAGACATCGGGCCGGGCGCTTCGCAGTAGAAGCACCGATGGTTGTGGCGGCGAACTAGTCGGAGCCAGTCGCGCTGAGTGATGGTGAACGTTTCCCGTCCAGCGATAAGGGCTCTACGCTTACGCTTGGCTCGCTTAGGGACATCCGGGTTGCGCTTCTGGTACTCGCGGGAGTAGGCCAGTCGGCGCTCCCGCTCCTTGAGGTAGCGAGCATGGTTGTCCCTCGGAGGCCGCCTGGTCTCTGCGGCAGCGGTCTTACACCTGCGATCGCAGTAGACCGCATGTGGGCGCTTGCCTTCGGGCATAGGCTGCTCGCAGTGCGCGCAGACCTTCGGGGCGGGGAGTAGCGACTCCGGGTAGTGAACCGCCACTCCACCTCCTCGTTACGTATCAAGTCACAGAGCGCAGAAAGTCCGTCGCAGGGTCGATGTTGTAGTTCACGTGCGGGCCTGTGCCGCGGATGAAGAACAGACCGGCGTCCAGCACCGCACGGATCAGCGCGATCAGCTCGAACGTCGGGTTAACCCCGATCTCCAGAAGCTGGCGCAGGATCGAATCCGGACCAGAGAACACCCGGGACATCATCACGATCTTGTAGATCGCGGTCTTCATCTCGCCCGAGTCGCCCTCGCAGTCGGTGTACAGGTCGCCTTTGTGGGCGTAGTTCCTCCACCAGTCCGGGGTGTCGACCATCAGCTGGTCAGCGATACCGTGCGACTTCGCGGAGGGCAGCTGGCCACCCGGGTCAGGCCACACCTTGCCAGCCTCGCGCATCGGGTTGCCGAACGTCGCGGCGCCGCGGATATGCGGCATAGCCCAGTGCAGTCGGCCGGTCACCGGCTTGATGTGGTACTCCCACAGCTCGGAGGTGACGATCGCACCTTGCGAGTAGCCGATCATCGACAGCCCGTAGCGCTCGATGCGCTGGCGCTCTTCCTCCAGGATGCGGGTAGCCTCGGTGACCCCGTTCGCCACGGACGGCCCCATCGGGAACGCCTGCGCGGTGTACGGCGGGCCTACCGGACGCCACAGGTACACATCCCCGAGACGTCTCGCGACGTCAGCGTCCGGACCTACCCACCAGGGGACTCCCGTCCCGGAGACGGTGAGTAGTACCGGACGGGTGTCCTCGGGAGCCGGAATCCCCAGCGCGCGCAGGTCGTCGTCGGAGACGATCCCGTCGAGCGGCTGGAACGTCCGGGACTCGTACTCGGTCTGCCACGCCTCAGCCCGCGGGCCGAACTCGTCGGTGTCCGTGGGCAGCGGGCCGTGGATGCGGGCGTACCCGGCGAACCGAGCTGCCATCACCTCGCGCCAGCGGCGCACCGTGGGGTTCCGGTCGCCGAGCTTAAGCGGCATGGAACTTCTGCTCGGCCGCCAGCCACTTCTGGATCTGGACCTGAGCAGCGGTGATGTCCTCGGGCTTGACCCGCTTCAAGATGCGCTTCGCCAACTCGGGGTTGTTCGTCGGATCGTCGGAGTTCGACACCGCGTACAGCAGCGCGATCGAGACCGGGTCGCCGTAGATCACAGCAAGCTTCTCGACCAGCTGGATATGGACGTTCGCGTCCGTCGACCAGGACAAGCCGGCGATCGTGTCGACCTCGCCCTCGTGGGGCCAGTGCAGCGGCGAGCGGGACTTGCGCCTGTACTTGGCCTGCTGGCGAGCCAGGTCCAGCAACTCGCGCTGTTCAGCGTCGGTTAGAGCAGACAAGAAGTCGTCCTCTTCGTGAAGTAGTTGAAGCAGCGCATCGCCCTGGGCGAGCGCGCGGTTGTAGCGGGCTTGTCGATCCGCGAGGCCGTTGGTGCCGCCGTTGATCCGGCGGGTGACCGTGTTCAGGTCGCGGCGATCGGACAACTCGTTGATGTCCGGACGGGCGACCGTCCAGTACCAGGCAGGGCCGATGCCCGCCCACTTCAGGTCAGCGAGCTCGCGGTAGTTCACGACGAAGTAGTCCGGTGTCGGAACCATCCCGAACGCGTACGCCCACTGCGAGAACGACCGGTAGTTGTAGTCCCAGGTGATCTGAATCCACGTCCGACCGATGTACGGCGCGTACCGGCCGTTCTTGGCGATCTCCTCGGTGTACTGGAAGCTGCCGGACTCGTGACCGACCTGCGCCAGCCACATCGCGATCCGGTTGACGTTCGTGCACTCGGATTCCCGGAGGCCCGAGCGGACTGCGGGCAGGATCTCTGCCGCACGAGCTTCGCTCAGGCCGGTGGCCGCCGCCAGGATGGGGGCTGCGGACACCTGGGTAGCGGGCTTGTAAATCCCGAGGTACCCATCCAGGAGCTTCTTCGCGAAGGCTTCGTTTCGAGGGTCGCCTTCGGGGTACGAGAGGTCGTAGTGCATCTCGTCGGGCTTTGACCAGCGCCGTCCCCAGAAGACTGTCCCTTCGAACAGCCGAAGTCCTTCCTCGACCTTGGCAATCTTGTCCGCAGACATCCGGTACGTGCCCCAGGGGTACTTGGGCGCGTTGACGTCCACAGCTACCCCGGACAGGTGGTTAGACCCGTTGTTCTTCCCCGGCTGCCCTAGTACGTCGTTATCAAGGGACCAGCCCCAGATCGGGGTGACGATCTCCTCGACGTTGCGGTCGTACCAGTACAGCCACGCCCCGAGAATGGTTAGCGGAGCTCCCTTACGGATGGGTGCTGTGTCGGTTAGATACAGGCCGGGGATTCGGACGATGTCGCACTCGTCCCTGTTGCAGCACCGCCACCCCTTCTCGGTGTGGGTGTTCCCGTTGACGATCCGGAAGCTCACGAGGCCGCCTCAGCGCTTGAACGGGTTGATGGCGCTGATCAGCTGCTCAGGCAGCCGGGACAAGTCGGGGAACAGCCCGATGATCTTGTCGTCCAGCCGGGACAGATCCGGGATCTTCGCCAGGATCTTGTCGTCGAGGTCAGCGAGGTCGGGCATCTTCGCGGTAGCCCGGTCGATCACCTGGTTCAGGAACTCGGGGTGAGCCCTCAGGTAGTCGAAGACCGCCTTCACAAGAGCAGCGGCGAACATGGTGATAAGGCGGTTCATGAAGTCCTTAGTCGGTAGCGGCTTCGATCAGGTCCCACAGGTCGGAGTCCTCTTCCGGGACGTCGATCAACCAGCGGTCCTGGTGGTGTGTCACCCGGACAGGTCCGGGCGGTAAGGTCAGCGCGAGCTCTCCGTTGAACGGCTTCACGCGTACGACGCGGGGCGTGATGATCACGCCGTCCTGCTCGCGCAGGTCGCTGGAGAAAGTCCAGTGCGAATCGTCGGGGCGTCCGGAGATGTCGCGCACGGTAGCGGTAACAGTCGTCATACCGGCCCTTTCGTCAGGTGACCGGGTTCATCGGAACCGCGATGCTCGCCCACGGACAAGACGACGAAAGAGTGCCGGTATAGGTAGCCGCGGCGTTGGAGTCGCGCCCCGTCAGGCCGCCTGCAACCTGGACTCCGTTGATGCGACCAGTGCCACCCGACGGGGTGAACGTCACGTCCCCGTTGTTCCATCCGGTGACCTGGAACGTCCGCCCGTTGGTCGGTGGAGCGGGGGATGAGAGCGACGGGCTGGAGCTGTTACCGAACGCGGTTGTCGCCGTTCCGAGGCTAGCGACGTTTGCGTAGGAGATCGCGTAGGACGCGCACCAGTTGCTGCCGTTCTTGTCCAGGATCACCGTCTGCGACCCGCCCGGCGCACTGGCCAGGGTATAGACCCGGAGCCAACCGTTTTCGCCCGCGTTGTTAAACGCGATTGCGGGGGTCACCAGGGTCATCGAGCTACCGCCCAATGTGACGCCCGCGACAGTCTCGTTGCCGAGCAGGAGAGTGGCCACGAAGACTCTGGAGCCTGCTGCAGCGGAGAACGAGTACGACAGATCGCCCAGCCCGCCCTGAATCGCGGACACCGCATCGAAGTTGACGGTCGGCGGAGGGGCTGCCGCCCATATCTCTGTAGTCCCGATGCTGATCTTCTGGATCTCGGTCGAGCCGATCGCGGCTTTCGCGAAAGCCGTCGTGGCAAGTGACATACCTGCCACGGCGACCTCCTATGCAGTCCTGAGATAGATAGTGTTCGAGTCTTTTGTGCCGATCGCGGTGTACTGCGCCTCGGTCCCGACCCAGATCGTCAGCGTCCGGGCACCGGAGTTGTCCGAGCCGGCGACGTAGCCGGTAGCCAGCTTCGACAGCGCGATACCCGCGCCGGAAGCGACTTTGGCGTTGGTCACCGATCCGTCGGTCGGGGTGCGGGTGTCCGACAACCGGGAGTCGTTGCCTTGCGCCGCGGTGCCCGCGGTGGTGCCGTAGGCGACGTTCAGTGTCCGGCTCGCGGACAGATCCCCGCCGCCGGTGAGGCCGGTACCCGCGGTGATCGTGGTGGTCTTGTCGGCTTTCGCGCCGATCTGCGAGGCGACCGTGGTAGCGAAGTTCGGGTCATCGCCCAGCGCCGCGGCCAGCTCTTTGAGCGTGTCCAGCGTCGCCGGGGCCGAGTCGACCAGCGCGGCGGTGCCGAGAGCCACCCGGGCGTCCACCGCGTCCTCGTCGAGCTTCTCGTCGAGAGCGTCCTGGAGACCGGTGACGTTAGCGATCGAGTGGGTGTGCGAGCTCGGGGTGAACGTCGACGGCTTGTCGGTGACGTCGTCCCAGGCCACCGAGCCTGCCTCGGGCGGGTTGTCGGCCAGGTAGTCCGCGATCGCGGCATCGAGGTCGGTGATGTCCTCGGAGGTGTGCGTGTGGGCCTCGGGCGGGAACTCGGACGGCACGTCGATCAGCCCGTCCCAGTCCGCCGCTGGCGGGTGCAGGTCTAGGTAACCGTTGATCGTGTCGGCGATCAGGTCGGCGGCGGAGTCCGGCGGGAACGCGACCGACGAAGCGATCAGCGGCCACAGCGGGGAGTCCTCTTCCGGCACCTCGATGAACCAGCGGTACTCGCCGTAGACGACGATCGCGAAGCCGGGTTCCAGCTCTACGCTCAGTGCGCCGTCCACCGGGTTTACCCGGACCTGCTTCTGGGTGAGGATCGAGCCGTCCTGCTGGCGGAGTACGGTCGAGAACACCCACTGCTGATTGTCGGGCTGACCGGTGACGTCGCGGACGTCGGCGGTGATCGTGACGGTCATACCGGCCTCTCGTAGGTTACGTGTAAAGGTGAGCCCGTTTACCGGTGGAGCTCATACCGGCCAGGGGCGACCGCTCTTGGTTACTGGCTGGTCTCGCCTGCCTGGCAAGTCGGAGCCCCACCCATAGGCGCTGCGCAGCGAGCCTCATGGACTCACGCTTAGGTGGGGCAGGCACGGGGTAACCCCGCACCGCACGGTTCCCGGTCCCAGGTGACCACCGCCGTCGCGGGGGCCTGTTCCGGTTGGGACGTGCGCCCAGGTCTTGGTGGCAGCCCCAGCGGGGGAGCACCGGAAGGGGAGCGCTCAACCCCGCCGGGGACTGCGGTCTCTAGCTCGACTTCGGCTTACGGAGAGCGCGCTCGAACAGCTCGCCCATCGTCGTCACCGACGCATCCGGGCCGTCTGACTTCGTCCGCTCCACCTCGATCCGAACCCGTCGCCTGTCACCTTCTGAGACCAGAAGCGATGACAGCATCTGATTGACGGCTACTAGCATCTGCGACGAGGGCTTGGAGGATTTCAGGAGCTGGTCGGCGAAGTGGAGGGTGAACTTCGCGTAGTGCCAGTCCGACGGCTGATAAAGCGCGGCTTGCGCCGACTCGGCTAGAGAGTTGTAGAGGTCTCGGACGATCGGGTGAGGATCGGTGAGACCGAGCGGAGGGGACTTCACGGGTCCGGAGACTGGGAGAGTAGTGACCTCTCCGTACTCCGTCGTGTTCCGGCGAACTCGTTCGTCGGACCTCTTCGGGATCGGACCCGGCATGACGCCTCCTGGGCTCGGGGACGCCTGGTCCCTCCTAGTTGCTTCTACGCCCCGGGTGGCGGGGCGGTGGCCGCTTCTTCATCGCGCGCAGCTTCGCTCGCTGAGCGACGCCTTCCATCGCGGACTTCCGCGCATGGCACGGTCTGCACGACACCTGCAGAGGTGACGACTCGTCTCGGTAGCGGACGTGGTCGACCTCGGTAGCCATCCCTGTACAGATGTCCGGGTAGCGGATCTGGCAGCGGTGACCAGCCGCCCGCAGAACCTCGCGGCGGATGCGAGGCCAGTCGGGCGGTAACCGGTCACGACGGTCAGATGAGTCCCAGCCCATCGCCCTCCCTAGTGACATACCTGACAAACGTAACCCGCTGCAGGCCGCCTTTCGGGCGGCCACGGGTTAGTGGTTCTGTTACGTATCTAGTCGTACGTAACGTACCCGGTTACGTAACCACTGGTTCTGTTGGTGAGGTAATGCTTACGTAACGTACCTACCCAAACCAACCACTGACCTCGGAGCGGCCCCCATAAGGGCCGCCCTCGGTCTGGTACCTCACTCATCGTTCGGCACCTACCCGGGCGACCGGAGGTCGCTAAAAGGGGTAGTCTCTCTCCGTTCGACTACCCCGACAAGAACCTATGTCGGGGTGCGGTCGCTCGCTGGAGCTCGCTCCCTTACCCCTCCATAGGTTATGTAGCTTCGACTTTTGATTTTCACCCGTAGAATGTGACGCACTTCACACGAATATCTTCCTACGCGGGCGTCAGCCGGCGACGGCTCTGCGGCCGTCTTCGCTTGTCTCCGGTGCTGTCTACCGATCCGCACCGTTCGTCCGTCTACGGGGCTCTCAGGGGGCATTACGGGGCCTTCTAGGCCCGCGCTGTTCCCTCCGTCGACTTCCAAACCCGTACACGATCTGGCAGACGCA